GTGAATATTAAAGTCGCAGGGGGAATAGAAGAATGGAATGGGAATACGGCATGGGTATGTGCTAATTCTTTCGGCATGGCACTTATGTTTTCATCTAAGCCTCATAAGGTTGTTTGTAGGTGGCGAGATAATAATGGATGCTGTAATTGTCTAGAACTTCCCAAAGGAACTATCAAGAAACTCATAGGAAAAGAATTATCTTTTTTTGATGAGCCAGTCGAACTTAAATAAGAAAAGTTATGGAAATTAATGAAAAAATAGATGAAATAATTCAACAAGCAAAAGAAGAAGGAGCTTATCAGGATGATTTTGGCGCATTTGAACAAGAGATATATGACCAAGGTTTTCGTAATGCAATTTATTTCATGCTGTGGAATCCAAGCGAGCGAAGTTGTTCTAATTGTCAGTATCAGAACAGTAGACAGCTATGTGGGGAAGAGTACTGTGGGCAAAAATACTGGAGACCAAAATTGGAGGAATAGTTATGGCACTACCTAAAAATTATAGTATATGGCTTGCCGTTGATTACAATGGTATAGAAAAAGCTTTTTGGAATAAACCAAAAAGATGTGAGAAACATAGAGAATGGTGGGGTGACAAAATGGTTCTTCCAAAGGGCAGTATAAAGAAACTCATCGGAAGAGAATTATCTTGGAGCGATGAGCCAGTTGAACTTAAAGGAGAATAGCTTATGTATAGACCGATTACAATGTATCAGATTGTTTGCGATAGATGCGGAGAAGTGTTTGGCGGTACAGATACTTGCTCTGCACTATTTGACAACAAAGAAGTTGATATTGGTGACTACTCTGATTGGGAAATGATAGGCGATAAACACTATTGCCCCGATTGTTATGAAGTAGAAGTTATAAACGGAGTGTATAATGTTAAAGCAAAGGAGAAATAGATATGGAAGTATTAAAAGACATAAGTCAGTTAACAAAAGGTTGCGTAGTGACATTTATTAAAAATGATAAATTCCACATCTACGAGTACCTTATGGTACACCCTAACCGTGACACGTATTATCTTTTTATCGATAACTGGACACAAGAAGTCGTACGAATATACGTCAGCGAGCTTTTAAACGGTGACTACTATGTAGGAGACTTTGATACTGTTTTCGTTAATAGAAAGATGATAGAATTTTATAAACGTATGATTCTGTGTCACGAGAAGAGAATTAAAGAGAGTTTAATGAAAAATAGTAATGGCAACATATAGAATAGTAGATATGTATCATAAAAGCAAGGCTGTTAAAGGCATACATTACGATTCTCAGGATAATCCAATACTTGCTTATCGTGTAGATAAGAGACATTCATTGTTATTTGGACTTATCCATTATTGGGACTATGGCGCATATAACCTTTGCCCAGTGTATTTGTTTCCTTCGGTTGATAAAGCCAAAGAGGCTATATTGAAGGTCGATAAAAGTAGAAGAGTAACAATTTTATATAAGTAGCGTATGAAGGTTAGATTAGCAAAGAAGATTATGAAGCAGGTCTATAAAACCCGATATTGGGCTTATAGATTTGGTTATTATCATGGCAAGAAAGATTTCGGGAAAATAGCAGGAGATCACCGGCTTATAAAGGCAATTAAACTAACAAAAATTAGCGTATGAAACAAAGAATATTAGATATGTGTTGCGGATCTCGTATGTTTTATTTCGACAAGCAAGACCCACAGGTTCTTTTTACCGACATAAGAGAATATCACGACACATTATGTGATGGACGCAAATTAGACGTACAACCCGACATGATAGCCGATTGCACTAATTTGCCATTCGAAGATGAAACATTCAATATGGTTGTTTTCGACCCTCCTCATCTGCTAAAAGTAGGACCGAACTCTTGGTTATGCAAGAAATATGGAAAACTGCCCGAAAATTGGCAAGCATTCATCAACGATTCTATCCATGAGGGCATGAGGGTGCTGAAAACAAACGGAACACTCATTTTCAAGTGGAACGAGCAGCAGATAAAGGTTAGTGATGTGCTAAAGGCAATCACCGATTATAAACCGATATTCGGGCATCGTACCACTATCAAGAACCAAACAATATGGATGGCGTTTATTAAATAAAGATTAGCTATGTACAACAGATTAATTTCTTTCTTAGTAAAGCTTTATTATAGCGTGCTTCTCAATTATACGACACTACATCTGTTCGGAATTAATAATCATAGCTTGCCATCATGGCTAGTTGCTTTCGGAACGTTTGTAGTCGTTGACTGGACTATTAATAAAATCAATAAGTAACCCACAATCCCAACCCAGCTATCACAGCCGAGTGGGGATTTCTTTTTGCAATGAAACAATCTACTTAAAACCTAATTAATACAACTAACTAAAAATAAAAAAGTAAAATCTATACCAATCTATCTACATATTTATCTAAATCCTTTTCGTACCAAACTAGCTCGGTCCATCCTTTCCGCTTTTTACCCTTTGGCAGCCTGCCTTCTTTCACAAGCCGGTCAAAGGTAGCCCTAGAAACATGAACATAGCCGCATGCCTCAGCCTTGCTGATAGGCTCGTCCTTGTTGGCGATGCGGTGCAGAAAATCTAACATGAAAGCATTTTGCTGTTTGTTAGTTAAGCATCTTCCGCTCTGAATCCGCTCATGAAATTCCATCAGGAGCGAATCAATCATCTGCAGTTCTTCGCTAATCTTCGCCATAAGCTAGCACTTTTTGTTTCTGTACCAGAGAGTAAACCCAATCGCGCAAACCGCCAGTATGAACAGAAAGGCGATATAGCATCTGCCCAGAGACATCAGCCTTTGCTCGTTCTTCGTCAGTTGTCGCTCTATAGGATAAGGCACGGCGACAGAATCCCTCTTGATGATCGTGTCCGTCTTCACCTTATATATATTATGATACCGGTCCCGATAAACCACCTTATTATGGAAAACCGTATCACCTTTCTGAAAAACATACACAGAATCCTTCATGTAGATACTATCCAACTTAGCAAAAGTATCAGTTCTGCATACGTATTCAGTTCTAACAGAAGGAACCTTGATATATTCCTTCGTCTTGCATCCTGTAAATGCCAATAGGATAATTCCAATCACCAAGCCGATGCAAGCACATTTCCAAAACCTTATGTCATACCATTTCATAAGCTATATCTCTTTGTATTCAACTTTAGCGTCAAAGCAAGGGCACTCCTTGATTCTCTCCCAAGCATCCACTACGCCATTATGGTTCTTGTCGGGCGAAATATCCCTGTGCCCTAAGATTTCGGCATCCGGATATTTCTTCTTCAGCTGAGTGAGCAGAGTGATAAGCGATTTCTTTTGCTCCTCAGTTCTGTTGTCTACCGCCTTTCCCTTCTTGTTGATGCCGCCAACGTAAGCTACATTGATAGCCGTAGCATTATATCCCTTCACACCGTTGCTAACCATTTCTACCGGCAGCATCTGGTGAATCCCACCATCAGCAGTAATCACGTAATGATACCCTGGGTTATTCCAGCCTTTGCGCTTAAACTCATCCCAAAGTTCCTTCACGCCCCATTTCTGAGAAGACGCAGTACAATGTATAAAAATTTTATTTATCAGTCTCATTTCTTCTCCTCCTTTCCCTGCTCCTTCATAATCTCAGCAAAAGCTCTGGCCAAGTCTTCTTTGTTCTCCAGAAGAATGCTTACCGTCTTCTCCTGCTTCCGTATCTCAGCCTTCTGCCAGCTCTTCTCTCTTACGCTTACAAATTCACAGAACACGCAATAGCCTGCCCATATCATAGAGAAGACAGGGAAGGGCAGTACCGTACAGGCTATCAGGTCTATGCAGACCGTCACCATGAAGGGTGAGAAGTATTTCCTCGCCTTGTCGCAAGTCTTCTTGAATCCTGTACTTGTCGTAGCCAGTCCGTTTTCTTTCGCTTTCTTGATGCCAAAGAACAGGTCCACGCCCATAGAAATGATAAGAGCACCCATGCAGATGGCAATAACCAATGCCGATCTGTACAGGTGCTCTTGTAAAAATGTATGTACTATCTCTGCCATATATCATTATTTATGATTAATGGCTACAAAGATAAAAGGCTTTTCAATAGCTTTTGCCGTGTTCCAACTTAGCTGTTCATGTACCACCAGATTTTATCCGTTGGGTGGTTTGTCGATTCGTCACAGAGAAAACTGATAGCCAGTTCCGAAATCCTTTTTCTTGTGGTATCTTTGTTCTTCGACCATTTGCCCACCACGTCTATATGGTCAGCATACATCTTATTCATCGTTACCGCAAAATCCCAGAAGTTGTAGTCCGGTATGTTCCATGATAACCTTTCATAGTCCTCCTTCAGCTCATCAAACCCGAAGTAAGGAGCATACTTCTTGTGAACATCATCATCAAAATAATAGATGTTGGCGATGCAGGCTCTGCCCAGTTGCTCGTCAAAGTGATGCTTTCTTTCCATCCAGTAAAGAAGATTCCTCTGCACAATCCTCTCTTCTTCCTCTGTAAACCCGCACTCATCGTTTCTTAGCATCCCGAAGGCAGATTCTGCTATTCGATAGAGCGATTTTGATAAATCCATAAGCGTAAAGCATTAAAGTGAATATGATAAACACATGGTGCATCTCCAGCTGCTCGGGAGTGATGAGCCAGTGCTGATAATACAATCTGATAGCGTTGATACCGAAGAAATAAAAGAACGGAATGCGGAATATCCAGCAGTATCTGAAGAAGTAACTTACCGGCAGCATACTCAGTGGCATGTAGATGTATAACATTACATAAATCCAGATAACGGTGTTCCCGTTGTAATCGGTATCTAGTATTGTTGGTCTAGGGATAGTGACCATAGTCCCATACGCCGTACCAGTGACCTAACATCAATGGTATGGGTGCCCACTTTGATAGAAGTTCATAGAACCTCCAAATCTTCCTATTCAACAAGCCTTCCATAACTAAGGCTTCCTCCTCTTTCGAGAGAGGCGATTCTTGTTTCCTTCTCATTTTGTTACGATTTTATGGTTTAATATTACAATATGCTAACTATTTCTAATATTTGCATCTCATTTTGTTGCAAAATTAAACTTTTTCTTTCGTAATGCCATGAAAACCAGCCTAATATTAAACTTATTTAAATCTTTATGCGCTTATTTGGTCATATTCTAAATAATATGTATATTTGCAGCATCTTAATGCAGCATTTATATGGCAAGAGCAAATTACGAATTGATTGACAGACAGAGGGATGATCTGATGAAGGCGTATCGGGAGATAGCTCCTAATTGCCATTCCCAACAGGAGGCTTGGGAAAAGGTGGTCCATTCTCCTGCTCCGAGATACTATGTTTCTCCCAAAAGAGCTTGGGATATACTCCGCAGAATGGCAGTCGGCGATTTCTCAAAGGTGGATAGCATGAAGCCGATTCGGCAGAAGTTGTACTATACGCTGTTCAATAGGATGAACGAAATGACACAGCGAAAGGAGTTCGTGGGCAAATCTTTATGGTTTATCTGCCAGTTCCTTGTTTCTGAGCCTGCCCCCGAGTTCTTTATTCAGCCAAGTAATTTCAAGTTTATTTTCGCTTACTATAAGAAGTATGGAAAAAATTACAGAGAAATGGACCTTCGTAAGAAGAAACTTTCGAACAAAGCTGGTGCTTAGCATCATCTGCCTCGTTCTGTGTACTTGGCACGTCGGTTTCTATCCCGGTTGTCCTTGGCAGAATCATATCCTGTATAGCTTCTTCCATGTCAACGGCTTTCATCTTGCCGTAAACCTTCTGGTGCTTTGGCAGATAAGGAACGATATGAAACCAGTCACTTCTCTCGCTGTTGCCTCTGTCGCTAGTCTGCTGCCCATGTATGTTAGTCAGCCTACAATGGGGCTTTCCGGTTTCCTGTTCTCATCTTTTGGTTTGATGTGGGGTAGGACAGGGCGATGGAAAGAGGCATTAAAGAAAGCGATGCCATTCATTATTTGCACCATGGCCGTGCCGAATGTCAACGGACTTCTGCATCTTTGGTGCTTCGTATTAGGCTACATCGTAGCGTATTGCATAAATAATATCAAAATCAGATAACACACATATAAATAGAATCATGTTTTTAAAAAATGTTTTTCATAACTAATTTTAAAGGCGACCACTCGTGATGAGCAGCCGCCTTTTTCATGTTATCATAAATTAGCGCGTATGAAAGAATTATCTCATTTTATCTTCTCGTCTGCTTTGTACCTCTACTATACTGCCAGCAAAGGAATCAGCAGCCTTGAAGTTCTGCAGCGTATACTTGAAAGTAAAGTACTTCCAAGGCTTGCCGCCGACGCTTGGCAGCTTGCACCAGTGCTTGCAGTCGTTGCTTCCGTATATCTCCAGCCCAATCGTACCTTCGTCCGAATCAAACAGATGCTTCACCGCTCTCAGCGATTTCAATGTCATGCTGCCGCCCAGCTTCAAAGGTCTGGTAGTAAATGAGCCGCTATAGCTTTCTGTATCTTCGTTGATGTCCGGCTTTGCCGTGAGTGAGTAGACGTTTCCGTTAGTATCTTGTATCAGATTATCCGGATAATCATTCACTACCGCCTGTGCCTCTATGCCGCTATTCACCATTGAGAAGGTCTTATCCACCATATTATATATGTATTGGTATGATTTTCCCTTGCTGAATATTCTCAATATGGAGTCTCTGTAATCGTAGGCGATAAAGCAGTCTTTCAGGAAATCCAGGAACTTGCCTTCCCCGAAGGTCGCAAAGTTTCTTGGCACTCTTTCCCTCATCTGTTCGCTCATACAGGCTACGCTTCCACCGCTTGCCGCCATCAGTCCTTTCTTTGAAGCAAAGAACACAAGCCTGTCCGTCGGCACCAGTGGCGAATCCTCATTACATACCTCTCTTGATATTGGATAGGCTCTGCTATAGAGTCCTTCCGAGTTAACCGACAAGCCGTAGATACCTTCGTCCGTAAATACCATCAATGGGTATTGACCGAACTGACCTTGGCTTACCGCCTCTGTGTTGGCAATAATTCCGAGTATCTTTCCGGTTCCAACTGTATTATCTCCCGATGCCTCAAATACAAATGGATTGTTGACTACAGAAGTGAAAATCTGAGAGTTCAAATTTTCTTTATCATTTACGCTTGTTACAATCTTTAGCAATTCGCTTTCACTGATTTCTGTAAACTTCTTTGGCTTATTTGGTGGAAGTACAGGAAACGTATAAGCACCATTTAATCTAGGATGTGCCTTTAGATTAATTCTGATATATTTCCCTGCAGAGTAAAAAATAACCTCCGTAGCATTCGGGTCTGGATAAAACAGCCATCCTTGCAGAAAATCTTCATCGGCAGTAACACTTCTTTCAATCCATGTATCACATTTATCTGAAACGATGTGCGTATACATCAAAAATGCGTCATCCTCAAACCTGTCTTTTCCTACAAATTTGGCGAAACCTGCAAAAGGAGTTCGTTTTGTTCCAATAAGATTCAGTCTGCCATTGTAATTGTAAATGGATTCGGCACTCAAAGAAGCCCATCCGTAGTAATCATCCACATTCAGTTGCTCCTGCTCCAGAAGGTTCTCCAATGTCCCATCACTAATAAATGCCGGTTCTCCACCCTTGCCGGTAACGGTGTAATGATAATTGCTACCACCAATATGACTGCCACTTATTGGAACTGTGAATAATTTGTAAAAAACTGTTTTCGAGAGTAATTCGGATATAATCTGATCATCACTCTTGTATTTTGGTAAAAGTTCGTCATGTACCGCTCTGGTATATGGTTCTTTAGTTGTATCTGTGCTTGTCGAGCCATCCACGTCATAATTCAAGAGCTTTTCTTCGTAAGTTTTATACCCAAAATTAGCATAAGCATATTTCTTATGCAAGCCATTCGGACTTTCAAAATGCCAACCTTTATCTATATAGAATGGCACTACTTGATCTGACGCAAAAACAACTATCTCTTTGATGATGTCGCTCCAGTCGTTAGATATTGATTCAAATCTGAATAGCAGCTCCCTGTATTCTATAAAGTAGAACATACTTCCTGCACCCCCCATCTGATGTAAATCCATATAGGTGTTGTGTGTACTATCAAAAACAGCAGAACTGAACATACAGTTTTTATTTACTGTTGGATAGCATACTATAGGCGTAGTTATTCTGCAGTATGAACCATCAAACATGCGGAAAGCGCATCTTAGAAAGAAAGGAAAAGCAAACATATTCTTGCTCTTTGCCCAGTTTATTGCTTGCGCTACATGCCCTTGAATGGTTTCTTGAAACTCATTCTCATATTTTGAATCTGATGATACCTTAATGCTAAACATTGTATATGATTTGGTTTCGCTGCCATCGGGTTTTACGCCTCCTGCCTGAATGAACGTATGGTTTAATGGATTAAAATAGCTTTCTCCTGGTTTTGTCTCGATAGCATTCTTGGCATTACATAATGTTCTTCCGCTTTCTTCCTGGGTATAGTTGCCCGTCGGTCGCTCAAAAGTAAAATCATATTCTAAACGAGGCAGATCTTTACCCAAATCTTTATATTTGTTTCCTTTGAAAAGTAAATAGTGAAGTCCTTCGCTAGTGGCGCAAACCAAAGTATTACCAATACTTTTTACATCATAAACCGTTCCTACATTGAAACTTTTCGTTACCCCATCAGCAGGGCTTGCGATGTTCCCACTGGTATCTTTTGTATACCAGTATATATTCGCCGTCCCATCATAAGCAATGATATTTTCATAGTCTGCCATCTTGTGAACGTACATTATCTTATAAGGAACGTTGCCGATACGTACCCCCTTCTGCACCGCCTTCATTTCCCCATCCTTAAAGATAAATCCGTCACTCTCCAGTAGTTCAGAATCATCTGAAAGCAAGTCGCTAGGCACATTCGTCATGCCCTTGCTAAAACTCAAAGTTTGTCTTTCTAAGTTTCTTTCCATAATAATTCAATATTTAACATTGACTTAAATTTTCGCCGCCGTATGAACACCATCGCCACCACGGCTTCTTCTTTCCGCTTTCTTCCAGCTAGGCTTCTCCATGTCCGTAAGACTCACAAAGAGACCGATGCCGGTACTCATTACCACATCATCATGGTTTCCGTTACCCACGATGTTACCCAAGCTGCCATCATCATGTCGCTCATAGATGCGCAACTCATGATACATTTCCTTGTCTGGCTCCTCATACAGATTATCATCAATAAACTCTTCCAAGTTATCAATCACCTGCTGCTTCGTCAGCTTGTTGGTTTGGAAACCATATTTCGCCAGTACGTTGTCTTCCACATTCTCCGAACTGCTCGTTCTCTGATACAGATTATCGTAGTAGTCGGCAATCTCCTGCAAAATGGTCAGGAAGTGATCACCCTCCGTGTTGTTGTTCTTCTCTCGGTCGGCCGTATTACTCTCTATCACCAGAAGCGCATCATCATAATAATGAGCTAGGGCAGCAGCCATCCATGCCAGTTTATCATGCCTAACATGTCCTCTGTATCTCGCTACCACCTTTGGCTTACCCTTCACCGTAGGAATCATGCCGAATCGGTCTATCACGGTCATAACGGTATAGTCCGATGTCGTACTCTTGCCGCCAATATCCACGCTCACCAAATATCTGTTTTCCACTTGCAGACAGTTTGGCACAGCCCAAATCTTCAAGTCTCCCTCGCCATCGTCTCTCAGCTTCACCTTCGAGTTCGGAATGGTGTTATCATCCTTCACGCTGATGTTCACTACGATGTCGGCAGTAAACTTAGGGTCTTGCTTATACATCGCCTGCATGTCGTCTATAGAATAAGGATTGAATACCAGCCTGCCAGAGTTTCTGAACGCATCTTCCTCATCAATAGGAGCCTCGGTAGCACATGCCGCATGGGTGGTAAACTTGTTTCTGTAGTTTCTGTACCATTCTATCGCCTCAAAGCAAGCACCCTTCTGCCACATTCGCCAGAAGAACTTTCCGGTCTCACGATAACCCTTCGGACAGGTGCTTCGGTCTCTGTTCTGCAAAAGCCACTTGGCAAATGCTCTTCTGTTCTCTACAGGAGTCATATCCTTTTCGATGAAGAAACAAGGAATAAAGAGGAACGAATAAGCATCATTATTCTTTGGGTCCATTGCCAACTGGCACTTGTCGTAGAAGAAACCAGAGTTACCTCTACCGGTACTCTCGAATATCTCCACGTTATCTTCCAATGGGTCTATACCACCGGATATAGAAGAAATCACACCCTCAGGATCATGCTCTGGCGTCTTCTTCCAATAGGCTACCTCCGAATAGTGGGCACAGTGGAAGTTACTACCACGCACAGAATCGAAGTTCTCGAAGGATGCTACCGTCAGCGTACTTCGTCTGATTGCTTTCACACCATCAGTTACCTGAAAATCGTCAGGAGAATTTTCGTATGGCGAGAACTGGAGTTTTGCGCCCTGATGCCCCACTGTCCACCCCGGTTGCCGCTCCAAAGCCTTTCGGTACATCGCCTTAATCTTCTTGGCGGTATTCTTCTGTTGGGCAAGCACAATGGCATTCCAACCATCGCGCCTATAGTCCTGAATCCATTTGATGTAAAGCTGTGATAGGGTAGAGCCGCCCCACTGACGCGCCTTCAGAATAACCACGAACACCGGTTTGTGAGCATTCCGCAGGTCTTCCATAATCTTCAGTAGCTTTCTTTGAGGATAGTTCAGCTTGAAAGGAATCATCTTACCGGTCTTCTTATCCTCAATCTTATCGGTCACGTATAGGGCAAACTCGGGGTCTTCCATGAACCTCACTCTACAGATGGCAAAGGTAAGCATCTGGAAATGCTGGGCATCATCCTTCTGGTGCAACACATAGTTGATGTAGTCTTTCAGACTGCCCATCTTTCTCAGACCTCTGAACAGAACAGATTTGGCGGTCTTCTTCGGAACCCACATCTTGGGAATGAAGAAATCGGATAGTTCAATCAGCACACGATGCTCAAAGTTATAGCATCCTTCGCCCGTCATAGGGTCGTAGGGACCATAAATCTCATCGTATCGCTTCTGATTTTCCGCTACGAGATTATCTATTTCCTGTTCAGTTACTAGAGCCATCCGTCAAATCGTTTAGTTCCTCAAAATCTGCATCCTGTATCTCGGGTGCTTTGCTTATATCCAGCACGTCTGCCTCGTCTTCGTCCTCTACTGTTGTCATACCGAGTGCCATGAGCTGCTTGAAGTCTGCATCTATTCCGTGGGTAACGCTTACTTCTGTCTGCTTTGGTATCATGTGCTTGGTAAGGTCTTTGTAGATGGTGACGTATGTCTTAGGATCATACTCTGCCAGTTGGTTCATACAATCCTCAAACTGCTCTTGGCTCCTTGCCAGCCAGTCTCTGATATATTCCTTTTGGGCACTCTTTCTTGCAGGGAGAAGCTTCTTTACCTTCTCCTTCTTCTCTTTCTGTATCTCCCTTACAGACTTAAATCCATCCATTTCAAAATCTTCCATACGCTCGCTTTTTTATTATCCGAAGGGTTTCAGAGTATGAATCATGCTGCCCGGCTTGGTAGAGTTGGCGCAGTCTATGATGTCTATCTCCAGTTCGTCCAGTTGGTTCATCTGGTCTATCGTCAGAGGGTCCTTGCTCGTCAATGTGCGCATAAAGTATTCGTATAGCGCACCGGTCACGATATAGTCGTGTATCAGCTTGACGAGTGCATCATATTTGGTATCATCCCAGTAGTCGGGAAATTTCAGCCATATCTCCTTCTCATCCCATTCTCGCAGGGCATTATCTCTAACCCTTCCTTCTGGTTTCATTACATAGGCAGACAGATTCGCTTCCACCTTATTAATATACTTGTCAAACCATCGGTAGAAGAGTGGACGTTCCTGATCGTTCTCGCTTGTCGGAATATCTTCGCCTTGCGCGTCCTTCATGTTCCGTCTTGCTCGTCCTACCATGTTGGTGTTGGCATCAATATCATACCAGAGTTGTGTGGCATAGATAAAGATGTGTTTATCCCAATAGCCGTGCCCTGCTCTTCGTGGCTTCGGCAAGAAAGGATTTGGCTCGGGCTTCCATCCTCTCTCTCGGATAAAATGTGTTGGGTGTAATTTGTTAAACTCCATCTTATACCTCCTTTGCTACGGTTGCTTCTACTTCCACTTCCAGTTTGTCGCTGTGTCTGGAGAACAGAGTGATGGTTGCTACACCTGTATTGATAGGCTTCAGCCAGAAAGCATGTGGCTCCTGACTTCTGTGTACTTCCAGTATGCTAGGGTCGCTGCTTCTTGCCTCAATATCATCAATGGTTCCTTCGTCAATAGAGTAGGATAGGGTAACTTCCATATCGTCAATACGTATGGTTGCTGCTCCGTCCTCTTCGCTTCCGTCCACCTTGGCGGTCAGATGCTGGGTGTATGGAACGGTAGGAACTGCCGGACCACTCAGAACGAAACATCTTCTGATGCTCTGCTCATCAATGGCGAGTGATGCTTGGTAAATCTCAGCCTGTTTCAGATTCGTGGTTCTCGTCCACCATTGGAAGGTCATGTAGTCTTCCACATACTTTGCCACCAGTCGGGCAAGTGTATCGGTCAGCGTTCCGTTGCATCTTCGTGAAGCGTTGATGATAAACTCTACTACATCATCCGTCTTGTTGTCGTAATAGATGATGTTGTCTCCTATGGTCTGTGCGTTCGGCACAAGATACTCGGCAAGAATCGTCTTCACAATCTCCAGCGAAGTATCGAAGTCATGCGTCAGCACTCTTTCGTGTACTTGGTCGTCGCCAGCAGCCTCGTTAAAGCCTACTTTTGCAGCATTGTTGTCTGCCGCAGTATCTATCTTTGCTTTCAGGTAGGTTGTTGCCTTTACCGCTTCAATCACTACCGATTTGATGATTTGAAATTTTATGATCATATCTTTTCCTTTTTAGTCAATGATTACTTCTCCTGTCATATCTGCCAGACTCATGTTGCTGCTTGCCGGTGGAGTCTTATGATAAATCAGCTTAATGGCAGCTGCTATATGATTAGCCATGTCCTCCGCATACTTCTTGGCTAGGTCTGGTTCTGTCATTCCCAACACTGCATTCGATACATAGGCTATCACATACCCGATGAAGTTGCCTTCAAATGGAACGGTAATGCCGTTTTCTACGTCTGCCCATCTGCTGTTCTCAAACTTAATCACCATCGCGTCTCCGTTCTTGTAATAGGTTACTTGTGGTGCCAGCTCTGCTACAAATGTTTCTGCCGCAGCGTTGATATACTGCTTCATGATACCTTTCTCTTCCGAAGATAGAGTGGTCTTGGCAAACATCGTATCGCCGTTCTTGTCTTTCAGGCGTTTTCCGATGAGAGCGAAGTGTTTGTTCACCTCACTCATCACCTTCTCCATTTCTATCGTTATCTGTACTTCCATACCTTATGCTGCTCTGTTATATCCTAATGCACTCTGTGCCTGTGCTACCGCATTTTGGTCTGCACCCTGCACAATTCCGTTTTCTACCTGACCGCCACCTTGCTGCTGAGCCATTTCCTGTTGCTGCTGATACATCTGTTCAAGCTGAGCCTGCTGCTCCTGTACGCTGGCAAGCAACTTGTCTGCAAATGGTGCGTTGAGGTTCTGCAGATATTGGATGATGTTGATACCGCCCATTTCAAGAAGCTTGTCAAGCGTATCGTTCTGCATCGTGTTGAAGGCTGCCGTAGCTGCTGCATTCTTGATGCTGATCTTGAAATGAATATCTCTTGCAGAAAGGCGGTCGTACTTGTAAACCGCATTGAAGTTCCGGTCGTAAACCCTTCTTCCGTCTTCGTAGTACTGTTGTATAGTCATGCACTTCTTGGTTGCCAGTTTCTCCGTAAACACGTCCATGTCGGCAAGGATGGTATACAGAGACGTGGTTGCATTCTGGCTTTCCTGTGCATATCTCGCTGCCGAAGTTCCTGCCGATGGGGTCTTACCCTGCAAAGCACCGCTCACGTTGGTAACCTCTCTAATCAGGTTCAGCTCTATCTGCAAGAGTTCATTCGTACCGATGTTCACGGCATTCGATGTAATAATCTCTGGCTTCGCATTCGGTGTCTTCACCGATGGCTTGTAGAATATCCATCCGTCATACTCTACCGCCTCTTCCATAAACTGCTCTGGCGTTCTGCCGTTAAGCACATTCGTAGGAATCATCTTGAATCCCTTGAAACTGCTTCTGATGGCCATGTCGTTCATCACAATCAGTCGGTTGATGTACCTCTGCTGGTCTATGATGTTGGCAAGGAACGGATGAATCTCTCCGTTGATATACGGATAGAGCTTCATAGTGAAAGGATGGCTCTTATAGTCGTATGGAGTTTCGCCCTGGCAGAGGATAGTTCCGTCTGGCGCCATGTAGGTATAATACCAGTACTTATCTGCAATCTCTTCGCTGGTAATGTAGGCTCTGTCTTCTTCCGCTATACCCATTTCGTCATACTGCTGCTTGCGCTTCATGTTATCGTTGCGCAGCTTCTGTATCATCGCAGTATCATCCAAGTCTATGCGGAAGTAAGCACCGGTTCCTGTGGTCGCAATCGGGTCAAAGCATTGCAGTCTTGGCTTGGTTTCCGTGGTCCACACCTCAATCACTCTAGAGTAATGTCTTCCCTTGTTGCTATGGTCGAAACTAAGATTCTCCAACGCCTTTTCTTCGTTAAACTCATAGCCGTAGCTGTTATCGTCCAAAGGATAAATATCAAAGATAGCATTCAGATCATCTTCTGTAAGCCCATATTCCTTTTTGGCAAACTTCTGATACAAGTCTTCTCGGCTCACGTCATGCAGCACTCCGATAAGACTCACGTCGTTGTGTCGTGGGTCGCTGCCGCATTCAAAAAACATGTGGTCGGGTTCCATCGCGTCTGTCCATGAGTCTGGCATTTCAAGTTCCTTTGCCTCCCAACTCTCCCTGACAAACATCTGACCACCCATAAGATAGTCTTTAATGGCGTGGTTCAGCACATCTTGCATGTACGTTGTCTGCCAGTTGCATTGCATCGTGGCACTCATCATGTCGCTCAGTTGTCGGGAGTCGCTATCTCTTGCAAAGCAGACCGGTTCCGTTCCCTGCTTGGCATAAAGACCGGCAATAGATTCCAGAATGCTCACCATGATGTTGTTGCTCATAGGTGTCTGGTTGCGCTTCTCCATATAGGTGCGCTCTGTCATTTCCTCCCAGTAGCCATGATGGTATACTCTGATGGTGTCGCTCCATTGGTCGCCCATGCAGTAGCGCATCGTTCTCGCCCTCGTTTCTCGCACACCGCTCAGGTTATTCCAAGCATTTCTGCATCGGCCGAGTAACTCCTCGTCCCTGCCGTGTTCTTGTCTTCGCTTGCGAGCCTTAACCGAGTCATACTTGTTATGTTGAGGCATCACTTTGCTAAGTGTCAGTATTCTTGCCTTTACCATTTTCTTATACATTATTAATTATAGGCGCAAAAATAGGCAAAAACATGGCTTTCTTTGCCGTGTTCCAACCAACCACCAAGCGCAAGGTTGGAGCACGGCAAAACTTCTTCAAATTATTTGCATTTTTGCCGAAAAGTTTCAAACAGTATTATAGAGATATGACAAAAGAAGAATTAGCACAGATGAATGAGGAAGGTGGTGCTCAACAGACTCCACCTGCTGAGGCTGCTACAGATGAAACGTCTGTAGATGAGCGTCCTAATCGTACAGCTTTCTCCAAGCGCTTCTCTAATCGCCATTCTGACATCGACTTCGAAGACAAGGAAGCTCGTTATGCGGCAATGAATGATGATGCTGATTTGCTCGGACAGTACGAACAGAGCGGTAAGGCATTATCTAAAGTATTTGATAAGCACAAGTGGCTCGCTGCTCTGGCGATGGATATGGAGAAAAATCCGGACGACAATCCGTTTGATGCGATGGCTCGCTTGGGTATTGATGTAAAGACGTTGCTTGATGATCCCGAAGGCGGCAAGAAACTCGCTGAGATTCTCGCCAAGCACAACGAGGACGTGGCTGAACAGAACGAGGCTACCGAGAAGGTTACTGCCAACATGCGCAAGTCGCTAGAACGCCTGATGAAGCTCTATCCTGATGATGCGCAGGATATGTGGTCCCAGATTTACGAGATTCACGACAAGGTAGAGAGTGGCGATATTTCAGATGATATTTGGAAGATGCTCCACAATGCCAACAACTACGATTCCGACATCACTTCGGCACGCGACGAGGCGGCTATGCAAGCCCGAAACGAAAAGATTCAGAATAAGGTCCGCTCTTCAAGCACAGAGGGCATTCCTCCTTCGCTGTCTAGTTCGGGTTCCGGCAATAAGCCCGCAAAGAAGAAGAACGCAGCTCCTAAGAGTGGATTCTTCGAAGGTATCACTTATTAATATTAATCCATAAATATATGTATAAAATGAAGAAAATTTCAAATTATTTTTCAAGCGGTCAGTTCATCTTCAAGATGATTCTGATGCTTCTTGCCGTGGTTACTGGCGGCGGCGTACTGGCTATGGCTGACAAGGTAGAACCTGAACTGAATGAGCCGGGTTCTCATCCTGCTACAAAGGAAGAGGTAGCTGGTGCTGAGATTGTTGACAAGGATAAAGAGGATTTATTGGCGCCTGGTGGTGACAATGCGGGTCAGGACTTGACCAATACGCAGGCTTCTGCTACGCAGATTGACAAAGGTGGACTCGAAGAGGAAGACTGGGATACTGAGGTCACCAAGTTCCATCCTTATCGAAACCCTATGCTCTCCATTGTTCGCAAGTTCACTACAACTGTTAGTTGTAAGGGCTACAAGAAGAAACATGCTCGCTTTGGTGGTGAAACTTTGGATGGTGAGGTTACTGCCAATATTCCTGAGGGTGCAACGATCAAGTTGACTCGCACCAATTTCTCTGGTTCATTGAAGCCTTTCTATAAGGGTTCTACAGTTTTCGCACCAAAAGTGGCAGGTTATAAGATTGGTTCAACCACCCAGACAGAAGACCGCCTGATGCTCTTGGTTACTGGTACGAATGAGGCTCGCACCGAGGTAACTTTGCAGGCAGTAAATGGTAAGGCTGTAGAGGAAGGTGCTGATTGTGAGTATCTGGAGAACATGTTGTGTCCAGCTATCCCTGTCGGTACAACGTTCCTTTGTGGTGCTACCGCTCTGTCTGAGTCACAGATGAAAGTTCCTACAGAGAACTATCAGCCTCGTTCTAAGGAGGTTTATCTTCAGAAGAAAGCATTCTCAATCGTCTTCACCGATGATTTCGAGAAGATTGAAAAGAAGATTCCTCATAACGTTTCAGACATGAAGGCAGATGGACTCAGCAAGTTCCTCTTGCGTGCAGAACGCTCTTACTGGCTTGGTGTTCAGCGTCGAATCCACTCACTTACTGAGGATGGTGCAGCTGAATATACTTACTTCTCCGAGGGTGTCTTGAATCAGATTACTACCCAGTATGGAATCGGTGACGTCTACAAGTACGAGGATTTGACAGCTATCTCTATGGCTATGTTCACAGACTTCGCAGAGTCAGACCATATCTTTATGTTCTGTGGCAAGAATGCTATCAAGCGATTGATGAACATTGAGATTCCTAAGGGTCGTACCGAGGTTCTTACAACCCATAAAGAAATTAATATTACGTTTACACGCTACAAGGACAACTACGGTACTATCGACTTCGTTTGGGATCAGACGCTCGACTTCATGGATATGGAGGATTGCATGGTTGGTGCCGACTTCAAGAGTGCTCGCCACTATGTGAAGGAGAAGGGCAAGGATAAGACCAACGACATGAGCAAGGATGGTCACGACCCAAGAGAGGCTAAGCGATATATGCACATTGAGGCTGATTGTATCGCTCTCCGTGGCTACAACTCAATCTTGGTAGGTCCTACTGCTTTCATCACCCACTTGGGCGTATCTGGAATCACGACAACCATCACTTCTGTTGCAGAACTTCCTAAGGTGGCAGCCAAGGGTGCTAAGTTTGCATTGACAGCCGACTATACAGACCCTGATACTTCTACCAAGTATGAGAAGGGCAAGGTTTACGTTTACAACGGAACCAAATGGGAACTCTATGCCGGAGCTGATATTGCAGCGTAAAGCATCTTCTTCATGAATATATAATCACACAGAGGGGCAGGAGTTGAAAGCCCTGTCCCTTTGTAAAAACAAAAAGATATGATTAAGACATATAGATATAATGTATTATGCAATAGTGCAAGCCATATTTTGAATGGCCCCAGCGGAAACTCTATGCGATACGACTTTACTCATGGAAATATCGCTGGCAACAAATATCCTGAGATAACACTTCGCAATAAGTATGCGCAAGACCTTTTGGAGTCTCATGAGTTATTTTCCAAAGGGAAAGTAAGTTTGATTCGTACTACTTTGGAGGAATCTGATATTGTAGATGAGCCGAAAAAGAAGACTACAAAAAAGTCACAGAAAGAGGAGGTAGCAGGCATCCGCACAGCGGAAGAAGTTATTAATTACATAAACAACCGTTTTGACAAGGATTGCAGAACCCTTGAAACTGCCATGAAGCATGCAGACAAGGCTGGTCTTATTTTTCCAGATTACGGCAAGGAGTAATATATATAATAAGGTGAAATGAAGGTAGAAGACATTATAAAGGCAGTACGTTGGTGCATAGACGAGGAATCCAACAATACATCGGAAATCACCGATGAGAAGGATGATTTGTATATGGACAACATCATCAAGTCGAAGATAAACGACGCCCTGCATTGGATAGCCATTACTGCTGCATCTTCTCCTGTCTTATCCGACTCCAAGAAGGTAGATGCAACGACTACTTCAACCATTAAGGTAGAAAGCTTTGACGATACAAGAGACATTGGAGCAATTACGATGCCTAGCGATACCGAGGTTATCAATATCTCCCGAGTTCGTGGCAAAGGCTGGTTCAAGGCAGTCACGCCAGTAGAAGATACCGACGATGAGGCTCTTGTGATGTTCGATGATACAGCAAAGGGAACCGCAGACCGTCCTTTGGCAACAATCATGCGAGAGAATCCTATCCGCATCCTCTTGCAGCCAATACCAGACGAAGCCGTCATTTCCTTTGTAGGCGTTCCAAAGAATGTGAGCATAACATCAGATACAACCGATGTAGCCATCCCCGATAAACTTTCGAATGCCTTCATCTACTATCTCGCCTTTCTCCTCCTCTCAGCCTACGATGATACCAAGGCAAATCAGATGTACACGATAGCCTTGCAGCAGCTAGGCGTTAGCACAAAGTAGTAGGATAGGAAGACTATTAATTATTAACTTTTAATTATTAACTGTACAAAATGGAGTATGTATCAACGAATTATAACGAGGAAGAACTTGCATGGGTATCACCAGAGATTACCCTGCATCGTGACATCTACTTGATGATTACGCTCAAACACCCGGGCAAACTCATCATCCGGCAAGATAAAGGCGATGGAAAGAAACCTCGCGTCCCCATCCGTGCCCACAAGAACGCAGATAAGTTCTATCTTCGTATGCGAGTTATCCCAGAGACCGTAAAGATTCAGATATTCACTTCATTAGAACCAAAAGAAATTAAATATGCCTACATTTAGACAAGATACAAAAATAGGTGGTATGGTGCCGATGATGAAAACAGACGACATCAACGACCAAGCCATCACGAAAGACAAAATTCGTGACGGTAATGTTACGACCGAGAAGTTGGCAGAAGGTGCGGTAAGTACAGACAAGCTTCCCGATGGAGCCGTCAAGACCGAGAAGATTGCTGACGAGAATGTCACGACAAGCAAGCTTGCCGATGGAGCCGTATCAACTTCAAAAATTGCTGATCAGAATGTAACCAAGGAGAAAATCGCCGACCAGTCTGTAGATAACTCCAAGCTTTCCCCTGAGGCTGTCACCTATGATAAGGTCAAGGATAAGGCTATCATCACCGAAAAGCTCAACGACCGAGCCGTAACCACGGAGAAGGTGGAAGAGAAAGCAATCACCAATGCAAAGTTGGGCGACCAGTCTGTTGATGGCAGAGTAGTTCGTGAGGCATCCTTGGAGACCAAACATTTCGCAAATGAGTCTGTAACAACAGAGAAGGTAGCAAGAAAATCTATCACCAAGGACAAACTTGCCGACAATGCAGTCGATGCTTCTCAGGTAGTAGATGGCAGCATCGGCAACGCCAAGTTGTCTCCCGATTCTGTAACTACCGAGAAAATCAAGGATGGCTCAGTCACAAATGAAAAGATAACAGACAACACGCTTGGCATCGAAAAGTTCGACCCAGAGCTTCGCAAAACCATCCAAGCAGCCACTGGTCTCCCTGAGGATTTGAATCAGATGATTCAAGATGTAGACAAGTCTGTCAAGCAGCTTCACGAGAAGGACACTGACCTCCAATCGCAGATTGATGATAAGCAGCAGCAAATCACCGACAACGACGAAGATATTTCATTGTTGCAGACTCGCAGTACTCAGATGGAAGAAGCCATCAAGGGCATTTCCGCAAGTGGTGGTGCAAGCCAAGCCTCAGCAGTAATATACGAGAATACAGAGAGTGGTCTTGATTCTGTAACTGCACAGGGAGCCATTGATGAACTTGCTGCTAAGAACAAAGTACAAGATGTCACTATTGGTACTAAGGCAGAGAAGTCAGAGGTGACTACAGAACTTGAAAAGAAATTCGACAAAGGGTCAATCTTGCAGGAATCAGGAGAGTCTGAGAATAAGGTTATGTCTCAGAAAGCTGTAAGTGCTAAACTCAGCGACTTATCTAAATTAGTTGATGTATTCACAGTGTCTAGTGATAATAGAAAAACCACTAATATAAAAGGTAAATTTAGAGCAGGAGATAGAATCAGAATAACTTGTGATAATATAAAGATAGAATCTGGTGATGACTCTCCTATTATTGCGGTTTCTAGCAAAGGTTTAGCAAATGAATTTGTGGTAAACAATTTAAAGGAAGGAGATTCAAAATATAGTATATATGAATTTACCAATGATATAGAAACTTTTGATGTTTTTATAGGAGAAAAAGTGGATAATAAAAATACATTTGTATCTGTAGATATAAAAATAGAAAAATTAGGAGAAGATTATAATAATTTACAAAAAGCAGAAAAGGAATTCAAGAATGGATTAAGTAATGTATCCGCCCAAATAGAAAATGCAAATAGTAAATTGACATACCCTGAAAGATTTACTTTAACTTATTCTGATAAAACATATAAGATTAATAAAAAGTTCAAATCTGGTGATGTCATATCTTTTGCATGCACAAATTATTCTATTGAGAAAACAAATGAAAGTGCGTATAACTTAAATGTATTTGACTCTAGCAATACAAAGTTATATACTAAAAAGCCAGAAGATGCTCATGATAATATTATCATTCCTTCTGATACTGATTATATAACTGTAGTTTTAGCCTACAATGAAACAGTCACGTCATTTAGCGCAGATGTTTGTATAGCAATAGATGCGCAGGCATCTGCTACAACAAAAAATAGAGTTGATTTAATTGGTGGTTACAGATTCGCTTCACATATTAGTTCAAAAGAAACAAGAAAAATAGAACTTCCTTTTGACTATAAAGCTGGACAGCCTATCACATTTATAATTTCAAATTATTCCGTGAAAGGTTCTAAAGATGCAAAGCACAATATAGCTATATATAATGTCAGTACACCATTAATGAGTTTAAATGGTAATGGAGAAAAAACTGTTATTTTAGACAAAGCCACTGATACACTGTCTTTGTATTTGACCTATACTGACGAAATTACATCTTTAGAAATGGATGTTGAAGTCTTGTATGGAGCAATGTCTTCTACACATATTGAATATAATAATATCAATTCCGCTATAGACACCAAATCATCCTCATTAATAATGAATGGTAAAATCACTAGTTATGTTAATTCAAATTCTATGTATATAGGTTTGGATATGCCATTTAATGCAGATTGTGTTTTAGATGAATTTGCAATCTCGTGTTATCATGCATTATCTAAACATATCGGTGAGTCTTTTGAATTTATTATAGGAACAATAGACCAAAGAAATTGGCTATTGCCAAGAATTTCTTTTATGGCTCCTATCTCAAGAGTTAACTCTGACAAAATTTATTTTGATTTAAAAAACAACAAAATTGTTGCCAAGGAAGGAGAAGTGCTTTTTGTCAAAATGCACAATTTATCTGAAAGTAATGTCTTGTGTGGTTTATCCAATGATACTTATGATGAGAGTAAAATTGTTAAATACACAACGGATTTGAATACAGAATTGTCTTCTTATACTGATAGAGGTTTCTCTTATTTTTATTTAAGCTATATTAATGTGAATAGTATATTTTCTTACAAAGAAAATACTGAAAATTTAGAGAAAACAATTGCAAATATTCAGTCGCAAATTGCTAATGATAAAATTTACATAGACGATGTGACGAATAAAAAATATAAGTTAAAAGTTTCAAACGGAAGTATTGTTTTGCAGTCAACAAAGATAGAGAAGATGCTTGTAATAGGACATAGTTTTGTTAAGTATACAAATTCACCTTCTGTAAACTGGTATCTCGACGATGGAGAGAATAGAGCAATGGCTCCTAGCGTTAATGCTCATCAATGGACTGAATTTATTAAGTCAAAACTAAATTGTAGTGTTGATATAAAAGTAGGAATTCAATTTGAAAGAAATTATTCTCCAGACTACAATTTTGCAGCAAATTGGAATGTACAAGATGATTATGATGTTATCTGTGTATATTTAGCTGATAATGCTATATATGGTGATACAATGAAAGAAAGTTGGGAAGCTATGCTGAATTATCTGAAAACTGCTGCACCAAAAGCAAGAATATTCTGTACAGGTAGCTGGATATCTAAGGATACTGAAAAAGCTATAAGAGAAGCTTGTCTGAATGTTTATGGTGTCACTTATACAGATTGTGTCGGTTTATATAGTAAAGAAGTAAATAAATCAACAATTTGGAAAAAGGGAGATTACTATTATGGTAGGGAATCTAGTTATTATCCGATTAATGAGGCTTATCTTCATCCAAATGATGTTGGACATTTAAACATTGCTAATAGGTTTTTACAGTCATTTGGAGAAGACACAATTACTGGGAACACTCATAATATTACTCTCAATCAGAAGAGTGGAGGAACTATTGAAACACCAAATATTATTTGGGTTGAAAATGGTATTGTTACAATAAGATGTAATCCTTCAAAAGGATATGCTATTAATAATGTATCTGTATCAAAAGCAAATGGAGATTCAATTATTTCCACAAGAAGAAGTAACACTATGTTAGATGGTGCAGAAAGAATTTATTACACATTTACGATGCCAAATGAAAATGTTATAGTTACTCCAGAATGGACTGCTATTCAATGAACTCTAAGTCGCTGACTTTATAAACAAAGAAGAAGGGTGAGTCGAAAGATTCACCCTTTTCTTGTATTTACTCTTCCAGTTTTTATTTCCCTATTTCAACTTAGGCAGACTATCATCATCTACTGTACTAGGCAGTTTGATAACCAAGCACTCATCTTCTGATTCTTCCTTTAAGTAAGTACCACTCACTCCAAGAATCATAAAATCAGAAATTAATAGAAATATACCCATAAGGACATAATCAAAAAATGGTGGTTCTTTAAGGACAACCAAAGTGGCAAATGCAACATCAAAGATGATACAAACAAGTACTCCTATAGAATAAACTTTAATTTTCCTTTTCATAAGTTTGAATGTTTTATTGGTGCAAATATAACTATTTTCGAATGCAGATGCAAGATCCTAAAAGAGATTCTAAGATAATATAAAGCGGCTACTTATTACAAGCCCAATTCTTTCGTGTGAGAGAAGTTCTTATTTTGCCCTTTGGTTAATTTGATGGCATCTGATTCATAGAAACATCTGGAACAGAAACAATCAAAGTAAGGAGTATAAGTATAGTAATGGACTTCGTTTACACTATATCCTTTTTTAATTAATGGGCATGAACTATTTGAATGAATGGTTTGCTTGTGATTAGACGAATCCCTTTCTATGTAAACGTAATCACCTAGCCTAGTTGGCATGAAATGGTATACAACAACAAGAATCATCCCGAAGACTAATAATGCTAATACACGTACATGTAGCCTTTTTATTTTTTGAGCAAACCGCATATCATACATATCTGTCTTAGAAACTAATGCACTCTTATTGGTCTTACCTACCGTACATATACGATATAACGAAAGGCAGGCTAATATGAATAGCACGGCAAATATAATAATCGAGATAATTGTTTCCATACGCAATATTTTTATTTTCCTGCAAAAGTAGCAAAAATATCAATAGGTTGTACCGGCAAAAGCTTACTTTCTTCCTAGTTTAGAATTGTACTAAATAATTGAGCATCATCTTGCTCATCGTAATTCCTTGAAAAACAACCATATAGCCCTCAAAAACTTTATTTTGAGCATAGTTAGGCAGAGCCTCATCTTCTTCGTAACTTTGCACCAAGTTCAATAGTGGACGAAACGGATAAACTATTTTATTATGAGTGAGTCAAAAACTTACGTATTCGGGGAGAACGGAACCAGCCAGGGCGGTGGTTTCAATAGCATTCTCGCTATGCTCCCAGCACTTATGCAGCGACAGGGTGTAGATCCTAGTCTGTTTGCTCTCTGCAACGGCAAGGGCAATGGTGGTGGATGGGGAAACGATTTGTTTGCCATCCTGCTTCTCTTCATCATCATGGGTAGAGGCAACTTCTTCGGCGGTGCCAACGGCGGCGGGTTCATGCCTAACGGACAGGGCGGCGTTGCTCCTATGATTAACAATGATGCCAACACGGCTGTTATCATGCAGGCTGTTCAGCGCAACGGCTTCGATGTTCAGTCGCTCGCTACTGCTCTCAACACTACTACCGGTAACGTTATCGCTGCCATCAACGGTGTAAGCAAGGAGATTTGCGGTGTCGGCAACCAGATGGGTATGACTGCTAATCAGGTATTGACCGCCATCATGCAGGGTAACAACGCAATCGCTACCCAGTTGGCAGAATGCTGCTGTAAGACCAACAACAACATTACCGCCATGGACGGCAATATCAAGTTGGCGATGTGCCAGCAGACAGGTACTCTGCAGAATGCCATCAACAACGTGGCAGTAGGTCAGGAGCGTGGCTTCTCCAATGTTGCTTACGAGACCCAGAGACAGACTTGCGACTTGCATAACGCTATCAAGGAGAGCACTCAGACCATCGTTGACGGTCAGAAGCAGCAGGAGATGCGTGAAATGCAGAACAAGATTGATGCGCTTCGTGAGGAGAACAATACCTTCAAGTCTTCCGCTATGACCTCACAAATCGTGGGTCAGGCTGTAGCACCTATCAATCAAGTATTGGCTGGTTTGCAGAACGAGGTGGCTGGCATCAAGTGTAAGCTGCCTGAAACTGTGACTACTCCTTACAGCCCATTCACTGCTGTTCCTAACTGCGTGGCTTATCAGGCTGGTTTGTATGGACTGAATGCTGCTAACAATGCAGGATTCTGGGGTTAAAGAAAGGAGGCTGCTATGTTATGGTTAAGACCTTTTACTTGGGTGAATCGTAACGGTTCGGCGGCTATCGCTTCTACAGGCGTGAAGGTGAATACTGCCGATGTGGTGTTCACCTTTAAAAACCACGCCTTCGTGAATGCTAGCTACAGAGGAACGATTTTCGTAAACCTGATGCAGGCTATTCCGACTGGAACGACTGGTACGCTGCCTATCCTTTTCGAGACCAACGGAGTAACACAGGCTGTAACCAAGTTTAATGGTGCGCCATTGACGGTTGCAGACGTGCCGGGAACTGGAGTGGTTCAGCTCTGGTTTGAGAGAGACACTAACACCCTTCAGCTGATGACGGGTATTGTTTAACAAACAGAATGGATAATAGGAGATTACATTATGTTTCAAGGTTTAAGAACAAATTCTTTATTCTATGTGCTCGACAAGGGCGAGAATCCGAGCTTGCAGATTGGTCAGGTTGTTTCGGTTAGCAACCCTCAGACGAAATACCCTACCTTCAACAACGGCTTCACCCCTCAACCTATGGAGACTGTGGTTGATGTGAAGGTAAAGCTGAACGATGAGGAGGTGGATTTCAAGCAGCTACCTGCTAACGGACAGATAGCCAACGACAAGAATCTTGTGGTGAGCGACAATAAGGAAGCCATGAGTGCAGAGGTCGATACGATGCTGAGACAATCCAAGGCGATACTGGAGAGCGTAGATTACCACAAGAAGGTCGTTGAATCTTGTGAGGGAATGCTATTGCAACTCAACCCCCAGATAGCCAAGGAGAGGGAGCAGACTGAGAAGATCAGCAAGCTTGAAGGCAAGGTTTCTGGCATGGAGGGTAAGCTCGACAAGATGATGGGCTTGCTCCAACAGGCGATAAACAAGTAATCTCCTATCTATTCACTTTAAAAATCTTAGAATTATGATAATGGTTGAGATTACTGAAGACAAGTTTGATGGCTTGTATGAAAACGTGGAGAAGGGCTTGCGCTACTTGGATAAGGCGATGAACTGCTTGGGCGAAATGAAGCGTGAAGGCAGACGTGACCGATACGGCGAGCGCAACCGCATGCCCGATTATAGAGGTCGTGGAGGCAGAAGTGGTATGCGAGAACATGAAGAGTACGACGACATGCGCCAACGTGACGACAGAGACCGTGGAGAACGTGATTATCGAAGCTACGGCGACGAGTATTAACTAACTTGGGGTTTGGTAGTGAAACAGATTTCGTTACCAAACCCTTTTTAATATCAGAAAGATTATGGAAAGAAAATACAGACAATCTTTGAACGCCTACGATTATCAGCCGGAAGAAATGAGGGCTTACCTTCGCTACAACGGCTGGCACTTCAATAAGAAGATGTGCGAGTGGGCAGTAAAGCAGATGCGGAAGAATGGTAAACCTATCCGCATGATGAGCAAGGATGATATTGAGGACATCTTGAAGAAGAACAATATCGTGCTGGAGAATAATGTGGGCTATGATGCGGTTTACATCGCGCACATGTGCTTAGCCGATTTCTACGGCTCGTCTATAACAGAAGAAAAGCAGATGACCCAGTTCATCAAAGACTACGTAGATGATGAGGATCAGCAGGATGGTTTCATCTTCAACCGTTTCTATGCAGATACATCATTCAATGGTGTGGGCATTCCTTGGGAAGAAATATTGTAGCAATGTTAAGTGTTGAATGTTAAATGTTAAGTTAGAAGGTGACTGAGCAGGAGATATATTTGGAAAGGTATGACTGGACAGTACATGTAATGTACGATGTCCATTCAAAGGATGCCATGAAGGTAAGAAGGCATCTTCGGGATTTGGGATGCGCCGGCATTCCTCTCGAAGATGCCTGTAATCTCGTGCTCGAAGGCGAACCCAACAAAGGCATCACCTATTCCAACATAGATACCAGAAAAACGATAGTAGTAATAGGCTGGGCTACCTCAAAAGGGGAGTACACAAACAGCCTCACCCACGAAATGCTCCATGTAGTTCAGCACATATCCGAGCAGTTCCTTATAAATATGTACACCGAAGAACCCTGTTACCTCCTAGGCTCCCTATGTCAGTCAGCCACAAATTAATCGATTCTATTTTAGAGAACAGTTAAATGTTGTGAATTGCCGATAAATAAAGGCATCTGCATAAATAAATCAAATGATATTTTAAAACCGGTTTTAAACCAGTTTAAAGCCGAAAGTTTTCTTAACGATTTAGATTGCGATTTATTATAAAATTCGTATTATCTTTGCACTCGTAAGTTCGTGAGGTGAGAGGCACAAACAGACACAGAATCAATGGATTTCATCATACAATATAGAATGCCCTGTCTGCACCTCTCACACTAGCGGATGGGGCATTTCTTATGCCCTTTCAGAAGAAAAGGTTACAAGTATTGTTTGTACCCCGGAGGAATCAGAACACCTGATTCTTTACAGGAGTAAAGACATAAACGTTTAAATAATATAGTATGAGTAATGTATTGATTTCTATTATCGACCATAATGGTCAAAGTGCAGTTAATGCAAGAGAGCTTCATGCTTTCTTAGGTGTGGGAAAAGATTTCTCGTCTTGGATAAAGAAGCAAATAGAACGTTGCGACTTGATTGAGTATCAGGACTTTGAGGTTTTCACCCAAAAGGGGGAAAACCTACAAGGAGGAAGACCAACTTCCGAATACGCACTATCATTAGATGCAGCCAAAGAGATTTCTATGATGTCTCAGTGTGAGAAAGGAAAGCAGGCACGCCGTTACTTCATTGAGTGTGAGAAGAGATTATTAAATCCGAAAACTTCGAACTTGTTGGAGGATAAACTTAGGGCTGCAACTTGGGCTGTTAGTTTCCTCAATATGAATGAAGCAAGCAAACTACAGTTGGCAAAAGCGGTATTAGAACCTCTTGGCTTACCATCCCCAGACTACGTAGTCAGCAAGGGCGTGATGCACTCGGCATCAGAACTGTTGAAACGCTTTGGATCCAAGATGTCGGCATTGAAGTTCAACCAGCAGATGGTTAAGCTTGGCTTCTTGAAAGAAGAAACCCGACAAGGAAGCACAAGGATTCACAAATTCAAGGTGATTACCGAGAAGGGTAAGTCTTATGGAGAGAATCAAGTTTCTCCAAAGAACCAGAGTGAGACTCAGCCACGATGGTACGATGATAAGTTTGAGGAGTTGTTGAAAGCTATATAATATAATAAGGTGAACACATTAAATTGTTAATAGTGTTCACCTTATATTCTTTTCATAGACTTTCGTTTAAATAGTCGAATTCGCCATATTTAAGACTAACTAAATATCCTGATTTAGGAATTTTCGTTATATATAATTTGAAAGCGTATTCATCGGAATCAACTGGGGATGTTCCTCCATAATAACATTTAAATTTATCTTCCTCTATCTCTTCCTGCATTTCATATTTATTCCCAAGAATCCCTTTTAGAAATTCTCGCTTTCTTTTTGCATCATCTGCTGTATCTGCAAAGAATCCTAAAATACATTCATTAAAATAGCTTCTTATACCATCGGTTTGAAAAGAAAAGTAGCCAAAATCAAACGATATTCCTGCGTATCTTACATTATCAAACTCTATCAAATTTAGTTCGTCCATATTGGGGTCTCCATATTTTGCCGTAAGGATAGAACGAGCAGTTGGTCTGTTTGACCCGAACTTAACTCCGCAAATTTCTGTCACAACATCATTTTGCGCAAAACAGTTAGCCGATGCGATAGCTAACAGAAAGAATAATATAATTTTCTTCATAAGTTTAATATTTATGTTTATGCAAAATTACAAAAAATAGCGATAGGTTATATCACCTATCGCCACTTTTCTTTGTAGTTTATACGGATTCTAATTTAGCTTATCCAAATCATCAACCGCATCCATCATGATTCTGTCAATATTCTGATTAGCGAAGTTGATGCTCTCGGTATCAGAAGACTTATCTCTGAGTTTCTTCCATCGATTCATCTGCTTCTCTGCTAGATCGATGATTCTAACCTTGGCGGCCTCCTTGGAGTTTTGGAAGTGATAATACTCACCGATATTCGTGATTCTCTTGTCAATCGGAACGTTCTTCGATTTCAGGCGGTCCACGTTGGCTATGGTCTTTTCCATTTCGTCTTTATAGTTATACCACTTACTCTTGGTTCGCTGCAAGCTGCTCTGCTCACTAGGCGTATAGAGTAGGGAGCGAAGGAAAGGAATATCCTTTGTTTCCGTATCTTTACCATTCTTTACCAAACCGCCAACACGCTCAACGAATGTTGCAGCACCACCAAAATAACTTCCGTAGAAGTGATGCAAGGCAGAAGGATTTGTAACCGCATCCAAGAAGTCGTTACCAAGCATATTCTCGTTACCCTTGGCTACATCGTTGGTCTGCGCATTCACATTCTTGTTTAAATTGATCATCCACTCTGGCGTTCCCTTATATGCAAGCATCCATGATGGCTGATTCTCATCAAACTTATTGTCTCGCTGAATAGGAGCATCCTTCCAATCGCTATTATAAACCCACTCCAGGAAAGGAGAAGTTGCAGAAGGGGCTAACGCCTTGATGGTTTCCTGCCAAGGATGCTTACCAAATGAAGAGTTGCCAAGATAATCTGCTACCGGCACAAGCTGCGACATACAGCCTACGGCATCCAGCCAAGGATTCTTCTGTCCGCTCACGTTAGGCGAGAAGGTCAAGCCAGCCGCTAAATCACCCAAGCCATAGAAGGCTCTTTCCTCAATAGCAAGAGGAATAGTTACGAACTCGCCACCACCGATATATACACAAAGACAGTTTCTTCTGATATAATCAGGCAGCTCGCCGTATGGGTCCTTCACGCCCTTTCTATCTTTCTCGTCCTCATTACTGATGATGAAGTTATTAAGAAGGGCCATGGCCATACCACTAATAAATGGAGCACTGGCAATATAGCCGATGGTTCCAACCTTGTTGTTCTTGAAGTTCTTAATCAGGAGATTAGTACTCTGAATACCTGCATTGAAGAACATGGAAGAATTTCTGAACCATGCAGCCGTGAAGCCGTAGATATTCTTTCTTGCAGTCTTGCCTGATCCCATTTCTCCATTCTTGAAGGAGTAAACAGCATTACCAGAACCATGTCGGTTAAAGTTGGTAGATACTTCCTTTGCGTCATAAACAGAACGGATAACAGAACGGTTACTGTCTCGGCTGGCGCAATAGGTTGCGAAGCGAGCAAGATTCTCTGCAATTTCGTTGACATTCTCCAAGTTTTTGAAGATAGCATTATAAAAGCCCTTTCCGACCTTTTGAACTTTGCTTCGTTCACCTTTAATGTGCAGCTTGTATTCCTTGGTGAAGTCCTTCATGTTCTTGATTTGTACCCAACCAGTTTCACCGCCGTTCTCCATGAACTCTTTGAAGTATCTGTGTAATTTGTTTGTAGTATCAAGCGTACCATTGCGATACTTGGCATAAAGACCGAAGCCGCCAGTATCTGCAAAGTCTTTCAACTTTGAATTTCTGATTCCCTCAATAATACCCACCTTTGCATAGTACTGTTCAAATCTCTTGGTATAAACAAGACCTTCCTTTGCCAAGAGGTTAGTCGATGCAAACTCAAAGTCCTTGATCATGTTTCGCATCACGAACTCAGGGTTGTATGAAGTACAGAGCTGTGCCATCTTTCTTGAAATGCTAGCAGAAACTCGTCCAGCCAGCGTATCATTCTTATGCTCCAGCAATCCATTCAGAGCCTGCGCTGCTCTAGGATTTCCGTTGATAACAAAAGAATGGGTCCTTCCGGCAATCTTCACATCTACGATATGCTGCGATTTATTCTCTGCTCTTTGGAACTTATAGCCGATTCTTCCTCTTCGATACACCTTTGTCGCCAACCCCTTTGATTCCAAATCCTTCATTTCCATATTGAAGTCTGCTACTATCTGATTTATTTCATCAGCCGTAGCGTCCTCGGGAATGTTTGGGTAACGCTCCACGGTGGTGTGAGTGATAGGGTCATCGGCGTACCAAACCCTAGTCTCCGTCACAAGATTATTGTTCGAGTTGTTTCTTACGAATCTTGCAAATGCCTGACGGATAGCGTTCATACCGCCATTCTTGATAGCTCTGTTACCCATCGCGCCAATCTGCGCCAGTACGTTTGTTTCGCTCAGGTACTTGTGTCCTCTCGCTCTCATGATCGTGCTTCCGATATAGCTCTTCGGGTCTCCCTGCTCAGTAATGTAGCCATAAGTATCTTCTGCCGTAGCCTCATCATACTTTCTCAAAGGCACATACCAGTTGAACATATCAGATACATGACCGTAAAGCTCTCTACTGATAAGACCATTCTTATAGTCAGTATCAATAGAATACTGGGTGGCAGCCTTCACCTTATCCCAATAGTCCTTAACAGACCCCTTCTTGATGCTCTCCATCTTAGCTTCTGAATCCATCACGCTCTGAATAGCCTCTGCATCATCGTAAGGATCAGAAGACTTAGCCACTTCCTGTATAGCGTGAATACCCGAATAGTCATGTTCGCCAGCATCAAACTTATTGTCACTATCCACGTAGGTACGGATAAAATCGTCCATGCGCTCATAATAAGTCTTCAAGTCGATGTCTCCACGCTCCAATTTCTCGTCAAGGGTAGCTTTCTCGTTGTTCCAATCGAACTCCACAGTATCAGCTAGCTTCTTAGTCTTCTCGTTCATGCGCATATACTTCAAGGCATCACGCACATACAAGATACGGTTTCGCTCCAAGCCGTGCTTGGTAATCATGTAAAGATTGAAGTTTCTAATCTTCTCATCATCCTTCTTGCCGTCGAAGGCATCCAGTACGTCAGCCATCGCCTTATCCAGAGGCTTCATCACGTTGCGCTCAAACATCTGAGCCGCATCACTCATCGCACCCTGCATGGTGTTCTGCAACATATAAGGATTCTCCGAAGAAGCAATATCTTCAATCTTCTTGTCAGGCACAATCGCATTCATCAATTTCTTCAGCGAAAGCATATTGTCCATATAGCTCTCGGTGAACATATAGCCATGTTCATCAAGCGAACGGTGGTATCTGTCAAGTGCCGTGCCGGCAGATGGGGTAGTACGGAAGTGAATCTCACCATCTGTAGCCTCATTCCACTCAGCCTTGGTAAGATTATCCATACTTCTAACCTTTCCGTCATTTCCGTAGAACATGCCATCATGCGCCACGACAGCAGGCATACGCTCATGGTCGAGACGGTATTTCACCGCCTCGGCTCTCAGTTTCCAATAAGGATCATTCGGATTCTTCTGCAAGTTCTTGCTCAACCAGAGCAGATACTTCACATCTTTAGTATTAGGAGCAACACGATAACCGATTTCATGAAGGAAATCAGATACCTTATTCTTGATACCATTCCAAAAGCCAGCTTCACCCTTGCCATCCTCGGCGAGTCGCGCGATACCTTCCTCAATGGCATCATAGATATTCAGAGGATTGAACTTTCTCTCCTCATCCACCAGCTTCTTCAAAGCCGCATTCTCAGGCTTATCCAAGTCGTACCACACTTCACGAAGGAACTTGTCGAATCGTTCATCACCAAACAACTCTCTCATTCCCTTGTGTCCAACCACCTCATGCCAGATAGTCTTCTCGGCAGTATATCTGTCGTGGATATTAGGCATATAAAGATGCACCTCGCCAGTCTTCTCATCATACCAACCGGTAATCTTTCTACCTTCCTCAATAGCAGCCTTAGCTGCCTTGTTGGTAATTTCATCAACCGATGAAACCATGTTTACCTTTGCACCAGTCTTCTGAGCCACCTTCTCTACATGGTTTTCAACCGATGAAGTAGGGTAGTTGCCATCGCCGTGGTCCGTGCGGAACTTGGTGCCATCATCTGGAAGAACGGTATTGTCAATAGTCAATCCCTTCTCCAGAGCTTCCATAATCTGCTCAGACTTCTTAACGCCCTTCTCAGGAGCACCAATCTTAAATCCAGCTTCCTCAAAGGCTATTCTTTGCTTAGGAGTCAGCACATTCTCAGGAATCTCAACCTTCGCATCGCCGATAAACTCCTTTGCTTTCTGAGCCACCTCAGCATCATCGAGCACTCTAACAGGCTTGCACCAGCGAGAGAGGATAACCTTTCTTGCCCTGCCAGTCTGTTTGAACACCTCACCGCTCACGCTACCGCTCTTCCAGTCTACTTCACCCACGGCATCCTTGGCTCTATCAGCCTTGTAACCGCTAGAAAGTTCACTAACAGGTGTTTCGCATTCAACGACAACGATGTTAGGACGAATCCAAGCCGATTTAAACTGGTCGTTCAAAGGAGAACGAGACATGTGCCAGTAAGGATTGTAGGCTGCATTTATATCTGTTGCCTTCTTGCCGGTAGCATCCTTGCCGCCCTTATCAAGCTTGAATTTCCATTTCAGTTCGCCAGTCTTCTTATCAACCTTCTGTTCGCCAGTCTTAGGGTCAATATCTGGGATAGCCAAGGCAGGGTTTTCGTCAGCACGAATCCACTGCCCAAGCTCGTTAGCCTCAACAAGTTTACCGCCCACCGATGCAGCCATAGGAGGATAAAGCTTGCCATCAATAACCTGCATGGCACGATACACCTTAATCTTAGGCTCCTCTTCCAAGCGCTTGATTTCCTCAGGATCAGTTACCTTTTTATTGACAATCTCATCGTTAAGCTCTGCGCCCTTTTGGAATACACCATAATCAAGATTTCTGATTACGTTCTCTAAAGCTTTGTCCAGTCTGTCAAGCGCACTAACCTTTGGAGGGAAACCAAGCATATTTCTAACGGCTGCAATAAAGCTTCTGAACCATCCCTTTGCGACAGGCATCTGTGCGGCGATTCTTCTCCATGTAGGATTTGCAAGCTCCGTTATCATTTCGGCAGGATTTGTTAGCGCGTAAGGCTTTGCTCCCTCAAAATGTCTCTCAAAGTAAGATTTTATCTTATCATACAAATCAACCACCTCTTTTGCCGCCTTTCTTTGGCGTTCATTCAGCAAATCACCATGGCCCTTTCGATAAAGGTTGATGATGTCCGATGTCACAACGTGCAACATTTCGTGGCAGATTGTAGAAGCAAGTTCTTGTTTGCCGAATTGAATTGAAGATAAGAAGTCTGTATCTATTAATATGTAGTTCTTTGGATGATAATAATATCCCTCAGTATTGACCTTTTTATAAGCCTCACCTTTCAACTTTGTTCCAAGAACATCAACTAAACCTGCAATGCGGTCAAAAATCTTTTTAACGTCAGCATCGCTGTTGTAGTCATTAAAAATCCTTTCAACCTGTTCCTTGCTTGCCCAATCTCCTTCTTCGAGACCATACTTTAATCGGATATTATTGAATCTTTCGAGAAGATATTCTTTAGCTCTTTGAGCAGCTGCCAAAGAGAGCGCCGTTTCTTTGTAATCTGAGAGTACCCCTTTTCTGCCGGATATTCGCACACTATCCCCTTGTGAAACTCCACCCATTCCTCTGGAGTCATTTCCTTCGGCTGTTTCGGTTCCAATAGCACTTTTGATTTCGTTGATGTCTGATTTCCTGTTGAATCCATATCTCTGTTCTATATCTTTAAGTTTACTATCCAACGAGTCAATGACAGATTTTAGACCTTCATACTTTTGAATAGGATTTCCTTTTTTGTCATATTTAAAAGTATCAATATACTGTTTTGTAGCATATTTGTTTGCCTCTTTCTCTACGTTAGGCTTTTCAGAAGAATCACCATAAAGTCTTTCAACCTCATCATCGAATCTCTTTTCAATCTGCGAAGATACGTTTTTATCTACATCTTCCGGAATGATTCTACTATTCTTAACATCTTTTGTATCTGTTTTAGAATACTGCAAGCCTCTGTCCTCACGGAAGTGGGTGCCTTCATCCTCAGAAGTCTTGCGCTCCTCCTGCACCTTCACGCCCATCTTAGATAGGCGGTCCAGTACTGGCTTCAACTGCTCAGGCTTAAACTCAGCAAGCATACTGTTGCCTCTGGTCTCGAAGTTATTTCCATTAACCAGTTTCAGCAAATCTTCATCCATGAAGTACTTGCCGCCCTTCGCCTTGCTCTTCGGTACACGAAGTTCGTAGAAGTAGCCACGGTTGTTATCTACACGTTTCACATTCACCTCACCATCCGATGAAGTAACCTCGTCAATACCACCATGCCAAGATGAAAGCTCAAACTTCTCAGCCACGCTGTTGATAGGCGCATCCGTAGTTAAGCCCTTAGGGTCGAATCGGTCTGGCATCAAGATACCAGTCTTCACCTCGCCAGTATCAGTTGTATATTTCACCAGCTGACCGCCCAAGCCCTGATCCTTGCTGTCAACCAAAGCCTGCATCAGGTTGCCGGTCACGATATAACCATTCTTGCGGCTCTCATTGCTAGTCAGTCTATCCCAGTTATCAAAGTTTTGGTTCAATACTCTGAGATGGCTGTCTCCCATACCGGCAGCCTGCTTGGTCATGCGGTCGATAGAACCGATAATATCCGCCTTGTTTTCACCAGAACCCACCTTGCCGGCAATAGGGAAAGTAATCTTTCTTCTGCCATCCAAGGTAGCGAAGGAAACGGAAGAGGCGTTAGGCGAGTAGTTGTCTGTAATCTTGATGTCAATAAGTCTACCGTAACTGTTGCCGAATCCGCTCAACTCGTTTGGATTGTTCATATCCATAGGCAGAACGAAAGCGCCGTTAGTATCGAAGGTATCAAGCACACGCTCAAACATTTCAGCCTTGGCTTTTAGGTTCTTCACCACATCGTTCAGCTTATCTTTCTCCTGATTGTAGATGTTATCATACTGATAGCCAGCCATCTTCTCAATCTGCTCATCGCTCATGCCCGAATCCTTCTGACCCTTCTTAGCGTCCTTGATATATTTCTCCTTCGCTTTGGTTGCAACCTTCACGGCACGTTCCTCATACTTCTGGCTTGCGTCGGCAATCTTCTGGTCGAAGTACTCCTTCACGGCAGCCTTCTTCTCGGTCTTGTATTCATCCCATGTCTTGCCGCCAGTCAAACCAACCTGCGAAGCCTTCACCTCAGAAGCCTTCATCGGTTTCTTCAAGATGGCCATGTTCACCTTTTCTATATAGGTATTGTCAGCAAAGGCGTTATCGCCGCCCGGCTCTGCACCCTGTTTCCAAACTTCCTTGTGGAGAGTCTTAGCCTTCAGAGGCAGCTCAGTAATCTCAAGGTCATTCTCACCCATTTCGTTGAGTCGCTGAATCTCGTTGGCATAAAGCTCGCCAATCTCCTGCAACATCTTCTCCTGCTCAGAAACTCTCAGCAGAGCCATACGCCCAAGCAACTTGCTTGCATCGGCACCAGCTTCGCCATCACCAACACCGCCGCCGCTCGCAACAAGAGTCTGTGGGTCGATTCTAGACAAATCATCGCCATGACTCTTTTCCCATCCGAATGGATCTGCCATGCGTGCATAAAGGTCAAGATGCTCTGCCATGTACTCACGAACTACCTTATCACCATATTTATTGGTAATATCGGCAACTTCCATTTCGTTGAACTTACTCTTCTGAGAAGAAGTTGTGTTGGCATCAAGTGACTTCAACTTAGCCTTAAACATCATCAGCAGTCGCTGCTCGGCAGGGATAAGGGAAACCACATATTCGTATGCACCTCTAGCCACCTGACCGGTTCGGTCGATACGTCCACGCATCTGAACCTCATCGTTTACGTCGAGCTGCTGCTGCGCCACGATCATCACACGCTTCTTCTGGTCATTATATTTGCTCGAAGCATGAAGGGAAATACCGGTTGCTGCACTCTTGTTGAGAATAAGCGCATCAATCTTGCCATCGTTAAAGTCGCGCGCGAGTTTCTTCTTGTCTGTATCAGCACGCTTCACCTTGGTAACAGTTCCGTTGTCGTTATAAACGAACTCGGTCTGTCTACCGGTCAGCTCGCCAACCTTATAACCTGCCTTCTGCAACTCGTTCTTGATAACATCAATAGGAGAGAGTGAAAGACCGGTACTTGTCTGCTCAATCTTCTTCTCCAGTTCGTGATAAGCCTCAACTGCCTCATCACCCAAGTCTTCAAGCTTGATATAGCCGCTTTCGCTATTATCCTTTGCGTCCTTCTGAGTATAGCGAAGTGTACCTTCAAGACCCTTCTTCAAAGATGTGCCCAAGTCTGGTGCGTCCATTTCCTCGCCAAGCGCAAGATTTCCAGTCTGCGATTCATTGGTATTATTCAATGCAATCACAGGTTTCATACCCTGCTTCAAGTAGTCGATGGCACGTTCTGCAGCAGACTTCGCTTTCAGAGAGAGAAGAACCTGCTGAACGGTATTGAATGCCTTGCTGGCAAAAGGCTGATTCTTGATACCCAGGGCAGCCGTACCTTTCTTGATTCCAATAGTAGACTGAATGGCAGCCAGCTCATCATTACGCTCATCCACGTAACTTGAAACATATTTCTTTTGGAAATTGATAATATCATTAAACAATCCGATGATACTATCATACTGTTCTCGCTGTTCCTGCACTCGCTCAGGATCATCAATCGCCTTCCAGTCGATGGTTACGCCAGTCATATCTCGTTCACGGCGAATCATCTGACCGCATTGCGTCAAGGTCTGGCTCATAATCTCCTGCAAGGTTGCACCACCACGCTTTACCGCATCAATCAAATCAGATGATTTCATACCGCCCTCGTTCATGGCAGTACGCAAAGCGTAGATAGGCATGTTGTCTGGTCTCTTGGCAAAGGTAGCCGAGAAGAAGGTAACGTTCTTTGCCTTCTGAATAATGTGTTGGAAATAGTTTCCCTGTCCGCTATTGCCACCAGCCGTGTGGCTTTCGTCAAGGATAAGATAGGCGTTGCCCATCAGTTTTTCAATAGCATCACGTCTTCTTTGTCCGCTCAGGGCAGCAGCACCGAATGTCTTACCCTTCGCAAGTTTCTTCTCTTTTCGTGCACCATTCTCGTCAAACTCATACACACCATTGCTTACTTGGCTGTAAGTAGTCAATACATAGTCATATTCGTCTGGCAGTTTTCCGTTCTTTTCGATGTAGTCGAGCACACGCTTCACCTCGCTCTTCGATGGCAAAGCGAATACTACTTTTCCGTCTGAGTCGGTAATGGCAGCTTCCTTGGCACTACCGAATACAAATGGTCTTAGGTCTGGGCTGCCAATATCCACCAAGTCACGGTAAATATCGCTCAGCAATCCTGCTGTCTTGGTGAAATATACAGGAACCTGACCCTGCTTCTTGGCGTATCTGATAAGTGAAGCAGCCTGTCTTCCCTTACCGATACCAGTCATATCTCCAATAATAAAGGCGTTGCCCTTCTTTGCCTGCTGCAAGGCAAGGGCTACAGAGTCAACCTGCTCTGCGGCAAGATGAGAATACAAATCATCCTTATCATTATAGCCCAGTTCATCAACAAGGAACTGGTCGGCATCACCCAACTTTTCAAGATTCTTGTTTACCGCCTCCTGCTGATCGGCAGGCATCACGGCTTTCAGAGTGAATGGATTTCCACTCTTAGGGGTATAGGTAACTTTCTCGGTGCTTAGTCCACGTACGGATTTGTCCACCCGCTGTAATTGTCCCCGTGGTCCGCTTCCGCTCCCGGCGTTGGCAGATTCATCAGTACTTGGCTGAGCGTCATTCCGTCCAGCTCCTCCTGATCCATTTCCTCGCTGCTCATTGGTTCCAGTGGTTGGTTCTTTGCTTGGAGAAGGCTCTGTCCCTGTTCCGTCTGTTCTACTATCTCCATTAGGAAGTCCTCCATCTTGTCTTGGCTCGGTTCCTCGTTGATTTTCCAAGTCATCATGGGCTCCTGATACGGAAGTGGAGTCAAATAGGTCAGACTCTCGCTCACCATCTGGTTTGCTTCCTCCTCGTTCTCCTGCTCGTACTCTCTCTTTAGGAGTACCAGCAGCGCCTTGTTTATCAAGTTCTGGTTGAGCACTTCTTGTTTCTCCTCCGATGGAAGAATCCATCCGTTCACCTCGTAGTATATCATCTTCAATTCGTTTATAAAGTTCGTCATAATCTTTCACGGCTTCGGCTCTAGCCTTATCCTTTACTGGTGGAAAGGCATTCTCGTTCAAGCGTCTTCCGTTTATTAATATAATACGTGTAGGGTAGCTGGTTCCCTGCTTTGCATACAGACCACCATCCACATTAATCACGTCCTCCACATTATAGTGGCTATAGAGATAACCAAGGAAAGCCTTATCCTTCGGATTCAGACTTCCGTTCTTGGCGTATTCCGTCTTGCCGCCAATGATAATCGCAGCACGACCATCGTCCTTCATGCTCTCCAAGGCATTGATAGCCATCTGTCCTTCCAAAGAAGAAATCTTGTAGCCGTCATACTCCTTAGGGGTAGCACTACCGAATGGTGGATTTGTTACCACCACGTCAACGTCCTTGTCTGCAAAAGGCTGGGTTCCGTCCTGACTCGTCACGTTCTTGAAGCCCTGTCTTCTCAGGTTCGCCAATCGCTGTGCATCAATATCGTTCACATGTACCTTATCCATTGGCAAGCCGATGGTAAGCATACCGTTGCCGGCACTAGGCTCCAGAGCACTCTCAATTACCTTGCCGTTTCCCTTCACATACATATCCGCAAGGAAAGCGTAAGGGGCAGGGGTAGAGTACTGCTGCTTCATCACTCGCTCAGAATCTCTCTGGTTGAGGCTAGGCTGATTCTCATAGAGCGTCTTGATACGTTCAAACTTCACGGCATCGTTGGTTGATTCAGAAGAAGCGATACCTCTTGCTCGCTTAACAATAGCAGTTTCAGCAAGTTCCTGAAGGTCTGTGTCCTTAATATCCTTCAAACCGAGTCTCTCAGCTATCTTTCTCAGCTCAACAATACCGTTAAACTTATGTTTGAAGCCCAGCTGTAGGTTCACGACATCAATAAACTTCTTCTCAGCCATCTTTCTTTCCTCGGCAGTCTTGGAGTCACCCACCAGATTCTCCTGATGCTTAGGCGAAGTCTTCTCGTAGTAGTCAGCCCATTCCTTCAAGCTCATGCGCTGCTCGCCGTCACGATAGCGGATATTCATCATCTGCTCATAGATGGCATCCACGTCTTCTTTCTTGAAAATCTTGGCAGCAGGCGCAAACTCCTTGCGCATTTCTTTCACCACGTCTTCAAGATTGTGCATGCCTCTCTTGATTCTCAGATAAGCATTTTCGGCCATGGCGCTCACCAGCTTAGGCAATACTTCCAACTGTCTAGAGTTAAGACCAACAAACGAAGCAGAAATTTCATCCTTGCCGGCATTCTTGAGCATATCCCAAAGGTCATTAACCTTCTTGTTGGAAGCTGCCACTGCTGCATCGTCAGCCTTCTGCTGAGGCTTCTTTGGCTGTTCTGCTTTAGCCTTCTTCTCCTTCTCGAAACCTTCTGCTGCATTCTTGATTCCTTCCATAGGGTCAGCAGATGGTTCCGTTTTAGGAGTCTCAACCTTTGGTTCAGTCTTCTGCCCTCTAGTCTTGGCAAAGATGCTTTCATAGATAGCACGATGCAAATCATCCGTCACCTCACCATTAAGATAATCAAGAGCCATATCCTTGGATAAATCGTCCACGTCTGCCTTCATGATCTCATCCTCAGTCAGAGGATGCTCCTTCTTAAACTCTGCTGCAGCTGCCTCAATCGGGTTAAACTGAGGGTCTGGGTTCTCTTCCTTTGGAAGGAGTGGGAGAGGACCTTCTTCATTCTTGCTGTCAATATACTCAGTAACCTCATTCAGGTCACCAAACTTCTTGCCATCATACTCATAGTATGAGCCGGTGTATTCTCCCTTCTCGTTTGGCTCATCAACCTTAATAACCTCCTTGTCTCCATCAATCAGAATCTTCTGCTTCATGATAGGACCATTCTTTGATGGAGTCTCGGTTTCCTCGTCCGTCACCTCAATGCGACTTTCGAGTTCCTTGTTTTCTAAGTCGTCAGCCTCTTCTACTCTTGGTCGCTCTGCTTCTGCTGGTTCATTTCCTCCTGATGCTTCTTGTTGAGGTTCTTCATTGCCTGAAACATCATTGCTTCCTTCAATTTCTGAATGTCCTGTTCCATAATCTTGCCATTTTTTAAAGTCCAAAAATTCTTTTATTAACTCTTCCTTGGTAGGAGCTGCCTCAAAGATACTGCCCTCGCCAGTATTTCTAGCCTTAGCGATGCGGTTGTATTCGTCAAGCAAATCTCTGAAATCAGAAACCTTGCCCTCCAAGGCTAAAGCCATCATCTGAGAGATAGAAGAGTAACGCTTAGCTGCATCCTCACCAAACATGTCTGGTGTTCTCAGCAGCGTATCAACCTTATTACCGCCCTGTCTTGCCTCATAGAGCAACTGGATAGCCTGATCAATCTCATCACGAAGAGAGAACTCGCCCAACTTCATGTTGTCCATTACCGAGCGGATAGCGTTGATAGCCTTATTCTTCACCGTAGAGTCGATGCCCAGCATTCTGATAGTCTCTGGCTTGAAGATTGAACCCAAAAGAAGGTTCTTCACATACTCCCTGCCTTGTGCAGAAAGTCGCTCAGGACTATCCATCATCTGTGCCACCTCGTTCTGTCCGATGATGCCTTTATCTACTAACGTCTTTACCAAGTCATTTATTGCCTTGGAATTGTTAAAGAATGCATCAAGAGAACCATTTCCCTCAATCTCGGCAACAATCGCGCCTACCTCGTCAGAAGTTAAGGTCTTAGCCTTGGCAACCGCCTGTTCGGTATTACTCTGTGTCTTCTTTTCGTTTCGGTTGAACTTTGAGAAGGTAGCCGTATCGTATGGCAGTCTCTCATCGGTCACCAATACCAGACGTGGATGCTCGATTCCGCTTTGCTCAATCTGCTCTCTGGTAAAGCCGAAGTTCTCGGCATTTTCCAGAAGGTCGTTAATGTATTCACCGTCTGTGCCTTCCTTTGCCGCCTTCTGTCCTGCCATCGTTCTACCGTTGCCATCATATACGATACCCTCGTCAGATACAACTGGCACATTCTCAATAGCCATACCGTTATACTTTCGGGCAATCTGGTCCGTATTCTGCTGAGCTGCCTTGTCGTGTTCATAGTCACGATCGTTCACGGTTCTGCCCTCAGAATCGGTAGGGAATCCCTCAGATTTCTTATAGTCATTATTCACATCATGAGAAGGAGTAAGACTTTCAGCTGGAACAATCTCATAGTGTCCCTTAATCTTTGTCTCTCCGTCAGGTAGCATTCTTGTGCGCTTGTTACCTACAAGTCTAGGTGCATTCACAAACTTCTGTGCAGCCACGCTGCCAGCTTCATGTGCGCCCTCAGTCTGTTCTGTCTTACCCACGGTCTCAGCAACCTTCTTGGCAGTCATAGCCTTCTTGATATTCTGAGCGTGGTCCAGTTGCTTCTTGGCAGCTTCAATAGTCTGATTCTTCAAAGCCTCCTGCTCCATGATGTCGTTAGGTTCGTCGGTATAGTCCACCTTCATCTTTTCGGCATCCTTCAAAGCCTTCTCTGCTTTCTGAATCTGTCCGTCCACCACCTTCTCGGCATTATCCCCGAAGTCCTCAGTAAGAATTTCTGCACTCTGCTCAGGAGTCATTTTCTCATAGTCAGGTGTAGGTCTTCCCTTACTATCCATAGCCATAGGAACATCAGAACCATCTGCAAACTTTCGGGTAGGCTGAGGCTGATCTTGTGGTGCTAAGTCCTCATTTGTGGTATTATCTTTGCCCGATGTGGTATCAACTTTTGTTAAAGTGGTATCAACTTTTGTTAAATCACCCTCTTTTGTGGTACTATCTTCCGATTTTGTGGTATTATCTTGTGGTGCCTCTTGCTCCTTTGGCTGAGGCTTTGCAGCATCCTGCATCGCCTGCTCCTGTGCCGCCTGATTGTAAGGCTCAGAGTTCTTCATCTGCAATCTTTGGCGATACTCAGCAGCAAACTGGTCGATAGGCTGATTCTGAAATAGAGTAACCTCATCTGCCTTCACATAAACCAATTCCTTAGTATTAGGGTCCAGGCAGACAAGCATATCACCGCTGCCTTCCTTGGCTCTACCTGTAGTCTGGTCGAAGGCAACATCACCCGAACCAACAAGAAGTGTTCTTCCGCTGCTGTCTTGCACGTACAAAGCCTGCTCGCCATTCATCGGCTGACCGTTCAAGGTTCCGTGATAGCTCCAATCAGAAACAAAGCTCTTCACGTTTTCCTCTATAGCATCAGCAGTAGCCTGCTGCATACCCTGCACTCTAGCGTTCGCATTAATATATTGGGCAAGTGGGGTCAACTCTTCTTGCAGCAATCCATTCTGAATGAGTGCATCGTAAATCTGTGCCGGTGTCAAGCCCTGCTGGTGCAATTTCTCAAAGGTTTGCTTGAACACATCGTTGCTATCCATCGCTGCATCAAGGGCTTGCTCTGCGTTGCGAAGGTTGCGCAACTCATCAACTACCACGCCGCTATCCGGATTGTCTGTTCCCAGACTATGCTCCTCGGCAACCGTCTTACCTTGGCTGGCAGACTGGTCTGCGTGTGGTCTCCAGCTAGGGAAAAGCTCATCTTCGAGTGCTTTCTTCACATGATAGAAGATTCTGTTCTCCTCATCGGTACGCTTCATTGGGTCCTTGCGCATGATTTTGTCAATATCAATAACAATGCTTCCTTCTTTACCAAGAAGTTCTTTGATAGAAGCCATGAAGTTATTAGTATAACCTTTGCTTTCTGATCTGAGGTAGCCAAGCAAGCCGTTTTTGTCCGCATACTTTTCCCAGTCAAGATAGAGCGCACTCTTCTGGTTGCGCAACTCATTAATCAGTCGGGCATTATTCGGGTCTGTAATATCCTTATTCTCATCATATCCGTTTTCTTTAAGGAATCTAAATGCTAAATTAGTGACATTTCCATCATCATCTAAGAACTGCATATCCTTCATCCTTGCGTAGCCCATCAGCGACATCATATCATCATTATAGCGATAAAGCTTCTGCTTGTAAAGAATAGCTCTGCGCTCATCGGCATTCTTATAAGATGTACGTGTAAGCAGCGTTCCGTTCTTGGTGTATTCAAGAATCTGTTTGTTCTTCACGTCGTTCACGCTGCGGTAGCTTTTGCCTCTTGTCGTGTTAAATAGTCCCATGGCCGCATTCACCTTCTCTTTGGTGCTCTGAGAAACCTCTGGGTCGTTCATAAAATCCGTGTATGCTGTTTTGTACTTCGGATCTCTTGGGGCGGTCTTCGATGCACGGTCCACCTTCACGAAAGCATCCATCAGATTCTTGCCCGATGCAGAAGAAATCAATTCATTCTTCTCGTCAGGAGTCAGACGAATATCCACGGCAATAGGGGAGCCGTTGGCATTCTTTCCAATCACGAAATTACCACCGCTATTATGGGTAAGATGATGCAGAATGTTGCCCATCTTCACGAAGTTGCTAGGCTCTCCAGCCTTGAATGCGCCAACCATCACAACATCTTCCAACCAAGTACCAAAGGAAATATCCTTATCACCGGTCACGTTGTCAGCTACCATCATGGTTCCAGCCTCAACGCCCAGACCGGCAGCCGTAGCACCAAACTTCTGCGCGCCATGAAGCAATCGCTCGCCAGTACTCTTCTCCATGCCGGTGATTCCGAACTTGGAAACCCAAGGCGACATGATTGCGCCCGAAACTCCAAACATCGCACCCGTTACCGCACCATGCTCAGCACCTTTCAGACCAGCCTCGCCGATAGCCTGCAGCGAAGTATCATCGCCAGTAGAAGCCTGATTCAAGGCAGCAGTTATACCCGAATATCCTGCAAGGTTCAGCGCACCTGTTGCTGTTCTGGTTCCCAATCCCGACATGATCTTCTGTGCCGTAGTCATGTTGGCCACCTTGAAAGCCATCTGCTGGGCGGTAAGCTTCTGTGCCGCCTTCATCACGCCAGCCTTCACCAGTCCGTTAGTCAGAACTCGGGTTCCAGTATTCACGGCAGCACTTGCGCCGGCACCGATTACGGCAAGCGGACCAGAATCAGCAGCCATGTTTACGGCAGTAGATGCGAATCTCGTACCGATGCCCGAGCGATAGGTTTCGTCCTTGTGGCCGGCAACCTTCTGAATTTCCGCATCACCATCTGCAATAGCAATACCTTCCTGCAATCTCTGTCGTGTATCTCTAGACATCACGGAAGGAGCCACCACCATACCGATAATAGAGTTACTGAGGTTCTTGGCAATATAGTCAAGCGCACCATGAGGCATGATTTCCTCCTGATTACGCATCGTCAGAGCCTTCTGAGCATAGTTCATAATCTCTGGTGTAACGTATTTGTCCACGTATTCCTCCACACTCATGTTCAGTTTCTCTGCGCTCTCGGCAATATGGCGCTGCATTCCCTTCTGCGAATAAATCTCGTTGATTTTGCTGCTGAGATTGTTCATCAGAACGTTCTGACGGTTCACCTGCTCCTGCGTCTGAGCATCACGGAAAGCCTGTTCCTTTACCGACTGAGGCGCATAGATGCCGCCCTTCTCGTCAAGGTTCTGCTGATACTGCTGACGTGTCAATTCCTGTGCCTCGTTCATGGAAGAATCTACCAGTTCGAGCAGATCATTACCCAAAATACCTTCGGTCTGTCCGTCATTTCTTACGAACTTGTTGCCCTCCACCTCATACTGGGCGAATGCTCTAGCATCATCCTCTCTCTGCTGCTTGGCTCTAGCCTGTCTAGCCTCTGGAGTAGAAAGCTGCTGCATCGTTTCGTTGAAGTTCTTGGCAGTAGGGGTTATTCTGCTTCTGCTGATAGGGGTAGCTCTCTGCTGCTCCTGACGTGCAGACTGTTCCTGTGCTCTTTGCATGCGCGCGCGCGCATTACTAGCCTGAGCCTGCTGCATTGGGTTCATCTGGTCGTTGCGCATGTGCATCAACTGCCAGTTCTTCATATAGTCTGTACCAGAAGCAGTAGCCGTTCTAGGCTGCTGAGCCTTCTGCTGTCTTGACTTCTGATACTGCGCAGCCACTTCCTGCGCTCTCTGCTTCATAGTCTGCTTCTTGACAGGCTGAACTGGCTTCTGCTGCTGAGGCTTCGGATTTACTGCGTGAAGTCCGAGCCGCTGCGCAAACTCCTCATACGAATTACTGGAAACAGCACCATCGGCGTGTAGCGCATCATAGAGCTGCTTTCTGTTATGATAGCCCTGTTTGCCCGGTGCATACACAAACTGTCTGAAATGTTCTCTAGTTCCCGATACTGCGCCATCGGCTTTCAAGGCGTTATAAAGTTGGTCAAATTTATCTACAGCCATATATTATATATTAATGTTTATAATCCAAGTTTCTTTGTATTCTTATAGCCGTTCTTCGACTTGTCGGCAGGCTTCGGTCTGTTTCTCGCATTTCTAGCCGCATTCTGAGAAGCTGCTGCCTGACTGGTAACGGATGCGCCTTTTCTTCTTGTGGTGGTCGTTACCTCTGCGCCAGTCTTCGGATTGATGGTCTTCGTACTGGTAGAAGTAGAAGTCTCGCCCTGCGGAAGCTTGCCGTATTCACGGTAGTACTCCTGTTCCCACATGGTCTTGTTAGGCTGATAGCGCATCTTGCCGTTCTTATCCTCAAACCAGTACTTGGCTCCCGAGCCGCTGCCGCTCTTGCCTGAACGTCCACCGCCGCCACGCCCCTTATGGGTTGCGTTGTACTGCTGAATAGCCAGACGCTGCCTAGCCTGCTCATCCTTCACCTTGTCACGTTCCTTCTTATACTCGAAGTCACGCTTATCCTTATCCTTCTTATACTGATCAGCTGCCGCATCCTTTCCCTTTCGGTACTCAAACTTATCCTTGGCAAGCTGATTACCCTCACCACGAAGCCCCATAAGATACTCCTTATAAACCTGATCAGCCTGTGCTTTTCGGTTATCTAGGTTGAGATTTGCCTGCTTATAGGCAGCATCCGCATCAAGGGCAGCCTGCTTCTGTCTCTGAGCCTTGCGGTTCTGATAACCCTGTTCCATCATGGCAGTAGGGTCGTTGAACACCTGCAGAGGCGCACCCTTCGACGTGTTGACGATGTTTCCAATATGTCTGATAGCATCGGCAAAGGCAGCGATATTCTCACGGTTGGTAGTGATTCTGCGGTCATACTCATCAGGAGTCTCGCCCTCACGCATTCCCGGCCTGCTCTTCGGCATAACCTTGCCGAGCCAACTGAAAAAGCCGCCATCCCTCTGTTTAGGGTCAGCCTCAAACTCTGGAACCTGCTGTTCCTGCGGCATTTGAAAGCCGCTCAGAGCAGTAGAAAGCGTATCATAGCGAGGTGTTCCGTCAGCATTCCAACCAGTAGAAGGCTGCGCCATTCCCTCAAAGTTGCTCTGAGGCTGGGGAGTATTCTCTGCTGCATCGCCCATGTAAGGAGTCTGTACTGGTCCCAAGGCAGGGTTAGCATTACCATTGCCCTGCGGAACGAACTCTTCCTGCTTTGGCATCTGGGTAAAGTCTGGAACAGGTGCTGCGCCAGTCTGAACAGGCTGAGCCTCAAACTTACCGGCAGCACCGCCCCCATTCCCGAAGAAGTTAACGCCAGTACCGCCATTAACCCCTGCGACCCCTCCGTTGCCTCCATTCATTACCTGATCATAATCGGGATATTTCGCCCTCATCAGGTCATGCACAGCCTCAGGATAGCCGCCAATGGTTACCGGCTTCTTCCTAGGCTGCTGCGTATTCTGATTATTTAATCCTGCCATAGCTTACTTTTTCATATTTTTGATTTCCTCATCAGTAAACACATGAAACATACCACGAAGACATATAATAGGTATTTCTTCACCAAACATATTTGTGTAAGTTAAGCCATCCTTTTCGCTATAGTGTAACTCCGTGCCGTTCTTCGTGCAACGCTCGATGATTTCAGCTTCTTCTTTTGAGAGAATTATACCATTATCGCATTGCACAATAGTAGCAGATTGGTCACCACCTTCCTCTGCAATATCAGCCCCAATCATCTGGTCTATGATGCCGTTTCCGTCCTTGCTACCTACGAGTCCGAGATTTTGCGCCTTTGCGTTAAACAATTCATAAGCTTTCTCTTTCAAATCATCGAGAGAACTTTTCGCATATTTTGCTGCATAAGATTCAAAAACATCATTAATGGATTCTCTTGCAGCTCGCATACACTTTGCATTTATGTCAACCATTTTTGCTGTATTCAGTTTCTTTTCCTCTTCCTCTATAAAATCATACAGCTGAGGGTTGTATCTGTAGCCATTCGCCCAACGACGATATTGCTCGAAGTCTTCTGAACAAATGGGTTTTTCGCCAACTATAGCCTTTGCCATCTTCTGAATCATCTTTTCTGCAGCCATGTTGATAGATTTCAACTTCTCCTTTAACTCCTCATTCTCCTTCATGTACTTCTGGCTTATCTCGACCAGATTCTTCTCACGAATCTTTGAAAGGCGAATGTCCTCGTTCTTATCACATAACTCCTGTGATAAATCCACAGTCTCGCCGTAATACTTAACCTTGCCATCTAGGTGCTCAGAACTTTCCTTCTTCAACTCCTCAATCTTCAAGTTCTTCTTGTAGATAACCTTATTGAGTCGGGCAATCTCTTTGCCCAGACGCTCGTTCTTCTTGGTAAGCTCGGCGATCTTCTTTCCCTGCTCATCCAACAAAGCATCGTTGAACTGAAAGGCTGATTCTTTAAGGGCAGGATTGCCTTCATTTGGCTGCTCTTCGCCAGGACCAGGAGCCTTGGTATTCTTTTCATACTCCTTCTGCAAACGTTTCTCACGCATATTGTAATCATGTCCGCTGATGGATATATAATAACCTTCCTTGGCTAAAACACGGAAAGCTTCAAGCACAGATGGCTTCTCATACCCAAACCAGTTGCTATCGTCAAACTCAAATGGCTCTGTTGACTTGTGAAGGTTAATCACTGCAAACTCCTTCTTCAATATATTCTTTGCTTCTTTAAATGTCATAATCTATTTTTGTTTTAATGTTTAACAAACGTGTTTATAATATCGTCGTATGATGCAGGAATAATGCCGTTATCTGTCTCTTTGTAATAGTAGAATTTAGGATTCCACTCCTCAGCTTCCTTCTTATTTTCTACCACTAGCACATTTCGGACTTTTCCATCCTTGCGTATCAACCGAGCATAATACTCACGTCTGGTATTTACTTTATGGTTATACTCCTCGTCCATTTCTTTTAAGAACTTCCTTAAATCATCTAGCGTTATCTCATTGTTGCTAGACTCGAATGGCTTTTCTATCTGAGACAAAAGACCTTTTCCTATCTTTACTTCCATATTATTTATGTTTAATCATTTTAACACTTCCAGAAAATTCAGGGGGTGGGGAAAATCGGAAAACCGAAATCCAGAAAAAGGGGGTGGGGGAGGCAGAATTTCTTTATTTGTATTATTCTACTATAATTCGCGACGGTGGTCAAAGGGGGTGGGGGTCTTGGGGTCGCCTGTTACGCCTCGCTCACCTTGCCTTGCCGTCCTTACCTACCTCTCGTCCGCTCCACCTTCTAGCTGCTACCCAAGCCCCGACAAGCCGACTGCCTTCTTCAAGCGGTATTGGTTCTTCTCCTCGGGAGACATCATGCTCTCAGCCAAGTGGTCAGTAGCAGCAGAATGAGCGGTTTTGTCTTGTTGTGTTACAATTGTGTTACCAATTGGCTTTCCGTTTGAGCCTAAAGTGTTGGTTTTCACCGCTTTAGCACCTTCGAGTTCTGACCCCAATTGGTTCACACCGAAATTGAAGAGGGCATTTGACGCATTTTGAGCCGCATCGCTAGTGTTCTGCGCCTTCTGCTGCTCGATTTGCTGACGCTCTCTAGACAACTGCTGAGTGTTCTGAAGGTGAGCGTCCTCCACATGCTGCTTGCGAGCCGTGTCCTGTGCCGCTACGTTGGCTATCGTGTCGCCCATAGCCTTGTTAGCTGCCTCCTTCGCCATCGCCACGCTTGCAGCAGTTCCACCGCCAACGGCAGCAGCACCATCAGCCTTGCGGACGTACTCGTCCTGTACTTCCTTCGCCCTTCTCATGAGGTTCTGACCCGCTTTCGTGTCAAGGTAGTCCGTGTTGTAGTTCTTGTCGTACCAAGCCTTCTCAGCGTTCGTTCTGTACGTGTTCTCCGCTTGTGCCCTTCTAGCTGCCTTCTTAGCCTTGTTAGCACCGAAGAGAGAAGAGCCAACGCCAAGCGCCAAGGATGCAGCACCTAAGACCCATTCTTTCTTGTCCGTGATTACAGGGCAAGAGGTCAAATGCTTTGGGATTTTTGATAATATTTCCGTCATAATTGCAATTATTTGATGTTTCGAGGGCAAATATATAATATTTGAAGTTCGGGTTTGCCGTGTTCCAACCTCGTTCAAAATCGCCCAAAATCCCACCAATTTCTTTCTCGGGGCGCAACTCACCCCTTTTCCTCCTCCCTCTTCGCCCTCTAGAAGACCAATTTTGTAAGAAAACGTGATTATTGTAAAGAAAAGACAAGTGATTAATTATAAGCAAGTTAGTTTCAGTCACTCCCAAGGGAGAACAAAAGCAAGATGTAAAGAAAGTTCTTATTTCATAAAAGAAGATTCTTTGCAAACAAAAAAGCGGTTTTGCATTAATAGGTACGCACGCATGCAAGGAGTTCGTTAGCAAACTTTAACTAGTCGTATTCTACCTTCTTGAATGATTTTCACCCACAATCAACGCTAAACTTGCCCATTTCTGCCGATTTTTGCGATTTTCGGGCAGTTGGTCGGGATTTCTCCCAAATTCGCAAGTTTTGAGCCGTTTAAGAGCCATTTGCAAGCAGATCAGAGCCGATTTTGTGGGTTTTTCGTAGATTTCATGGTTTTGTGCCGGATAATGCGCTCATCTAGGATTAAGGCTTTTTGAAGATGATTTAGGTGGTTTCTTCTCTTTTCTATTTTCCTAGTTGGTGAAATATTTTTTCCTAGTTGGGGAAATTGTTTTCTTTGGTTGTGTGGTTTCCTGTACTCTCTCTTCTCTTGTGTGTTCTCCTTATGGGTGAGAGTGAAGAATCCTCGGGGGAGATAAGGGGGCAGCGCCCCCACGGGCGCAAGCGCCCTCCCCATGCCCTGTGGGGCTGACGCCCTCACCACAAGCCTTGCAGCCACTTGCCGAAGGTGTACACCGAATACAGGTAGCACACCACGATGAGCAATTGCAAGAGCCACTCAGCATACTTCATGAATGGTTTCTTATGTTCCTCCACCTTCCCGAATACATTAAAGAGATAGGCTATACAAACGAGTGAGACTGCACCGAAGGCGAGCCACATGATAATTTGAACTATAATCATTTCGCTATAATCCTTAACTCATCAACTTGCTTGAAGAACTCCTCCAATGTATCGGCAGTATAATGGATGCCCTTGTAGCGCACATAGCTAGCGAAGTCCTCGTTAGGTCTCTTTACTTCATCCTCGAAGAACTCACTCACGTTCGCACCTATCACGTCAGCAACTTGACGCATAGTCTTATACGTTGGGTTGCCATTAATCATATTATTTAGGTTTACCCTATTAATGCCGAGGGCGTCAGACACTTGCTTTTGTGTAAACCCCTTTCGTTTTATTATCTTAGCTATATCCATAAATATACAATGTAATGTTATAATATTGGCTGCAAAGTTACATAAATATTTTGATACTACCAAATTATTTAAGAAAAGTAATATCAAAACACTAATTAGTTGATTTTCGTGTAATATTATGTTAATTGTGTTAAAATGTAGGCTTGAAGTGTTAAAATACTACCTAAAAAATTTGTGGTGTAACAATAAAGCATTACATTTGCACCCGAAATCAAGTTAGTTTGATTTCAGCGTAGCAATGGCACATTTAGAGATATTTTGGCTAGTAACGAACGCTATACAAATAGGTTAAGTAGGCAAAACACTGAGGTAGACACAGGACAAACACCGAGGACATCGTACACCGAGTTAGTTGCGACTCTCAAAGCAACAAGACAAAGAAGTCTCAAACACTCATCACACAAGATGTAAAAACGCTAGTCGTGTTAGACTAGAGAAACATCGAAACACGTCAACCCACGGACGTTAAACGAAGGGAGTTAGGTCACATGTAACTTGTGAACGTTGGGCGCAAACGTACACCTGCACTTTGTATGTAGAACTTTTTAACAACAACGACAATGGAAACAACAAAGATGTGTTTATTAGAATTGACTAAGGCTGATGCTATTGTATTAGCAAACATAGTTAGAAGAACTGCAAACGAAAATCCATTTCATTGGAAGGAAAGCAGCATTGAGAAGACAAGAGACCTGTACGATAACGTACTCACTCAGTTGTACGACTATAAATATTAAAGACAATGGCAGTATCAAAGAAACTAGAGTTGACAACTAATCAGTTGTTTGTACTTAGATATATCTTGCATGAGGTTGCAAGTAACGAGGATGGTGCTTTTGGTATCTACCTCACTCCAAAGGAAAGAGTATCACTCAGACAGATAAGAAGTAAATTGTAAGACTATGGCAAAGTTAGCAGATTATATCGCTTGTAGCCTAATTTATCATAAGGGCAACAAGTTCGAAATCGATGAAGAAAGAACCATAATGCCTTGTATATACGAGGATAGTGACGAGTATATCAAAGAGTATTGGGGAGACGATGAGTTTATCGGTAAATTTCCTGTAACGCACAAAGGAAAGGAAGTACAAGTTCTTGTGTTCAAAGATTGGGAAGAGTACTTTGGAGTATTCAAAGACGAAGAAAACAAGGGCATGAAGACGTATATCGTAGTACAGGAATTCTCAGAACCCGAGAAAGAGCCAAAGATTATCGCTCAATTCAATGAAAGGTGGCAAGCAGAACATTATGCTTTGCATCATGAAGGGAGACTTTGGGTGTATGAAATGAGTAAGTAACAATGTGGGGAGATAAGGGGGCAGCGCCCCCGCGGGGCGTACGCCCCTCCCCACGCCTAACAGACAAAAGATCATGGAAAAATATTTGGTAAACATGTATAGCCTTTACAAACGAACAAACGGACATACGTTTTGGACGAAAAGTTTCTCCAAAGTGCTTAACGAAAATGTAGTAAAACACGCAAAACAAGCTAACAAGGAAGTTGGCTACAAGTACGTAGGACGTTTCAAAGATACACATGGCAACTATTACACTCAGTATGCGCGCGTGTCTAAGGAGTTATCTAACTCGGAATGTAAAGTTATCTACATGGTAACAATAACAAAATTAAAATAAACGATTATGGCTAAGGAAGTACATGTTATATTGAAGGGCGATTGCTATTCTATGAATACTTATTGCAGCACCCTCAAAGAGTTTTTGGAAATGAGACACCTCAAGAGAAGTGACGTTTCCGATTGGTGGAAAGAGTAATGAACCATTAAATAGAATAGATATGGTAGCAAGTAATTTCGTAGAATACCGCAGAATCGAAAGATATGCGGACAGAGTAACAATGGAGCCAATATGCACGGAGTACCTTAACGACAAGGAACTTGAAATGCTGAAACAAAGCCTTAAAAAGCAAGGCTACAAGTATGTTGGACGCAGCAAGGACAGATACGACAACTATTACACGTCTTATGAGCGTAAGAGTGAGTATTCAACAGAAAGTTGTGAGATTATCATCAAAGCAATAATAACAACTGAAGTTTCGCAAGTGAATAAATATCAACTTGCTTGTTTATAAATATACATATTACGTAGTGTATGGGCAACAGGATTACTTTCGATGAAATCTGCCAGCAACTCTGTAGCATCTA